GGTCGGGGCTCAGGTCAGGGCTCAGGTCTGGGCTCAGGTCGGGGCTCAGGTCGGGGATCAGGTCAGGGATATTTACTGGCAATCTGGTTACGGACAGCACGATTCTAATTGGCTGTCGTTCTACGACTTCTTTCGCGTGGTGTGCGGCCTCGACGAAATCACAGCGCCACTTCTCCCACTAACCGAACTCGCCCAATCCGCCGGATGGTTCTTGCCACACGAACACTGGTGCTTCGTTTCCGAACGTCACAACGTGCTCAACAGAAACACCGCAGGCCAACTGCACTGCGAAACCGGCGCGGCATTGGCCTATCCAGATGGCTGGAGCATCTACGCGACGAACGGCGTGAGGCTGGAGCCGTGGATGATCGAGACTCGCGCGGAGGAAATCGACCCATCGAAAGTCCTGACGGTCGAGAACGTGGAGCAACGCCGCGAGTTGCTGCGCCGGGTTGGGATTGAGCGCATGTTGCACGTGCTGCCGAACAAGCGCCTGAACAAGAAAGGAGACTACGAACTCCTGAGCGTCCGCCTTTCAGATCAAGTTCCCGACGCCCGTTACCTCAAGATGCTCAACCCGAGCATCGGCGTGTGGCACATGGAGGGCGTCCATCCCTCCTGCAAGACCGTGCAAGAGGCGATCAACTGGAGGGCGGGTGGGTTGGTGAAGGGCAAGGAAATTTGGCAACCGGCACAATTGACGTAACTAAATGACCACCAAATACTCCATCAGCATATTGGCTATGAACGGCCTCGAAATGACCAAGCGTTGCGTCGAGTCCGTCTTGCGCCACTCCCCGCCCGGCGAGTTCGAGTTGTTCCTGACGAGCAACGGGGCGCGAGACGGCACCGTGGAATACTTCCTGAATCTGCGCTCACCAAATACCACGCGCATCGTAGTTTTCACCCATCTCGAAAACATTGGGTTCGTCAAAGGCCACAACCAAGCCTTCGCGGATTCTCAGGGCCAATACTTCATCGCCCTGAACAACGACACCGAGGTGCCAGAGGGATGGCTGAAGGCGATGGAAGAACCATTCCTGAAGGACCACCTGTGCGCCATAACCGGGGTGGAAGGCTCACCATGCTCAATCGCTGTGCAGGAGCCGGTCATCAATCAAGATGGCACTGTGGGGCAATGCGCGCTCATTGGCTACGCCGGGGAGTTCATCGAATATATCGACGGCGCTTGCCTCATGGTGCGCCGCAAGGCGATTCCTGCGGGCGAGCCACTATTCGCCACCTGTTTTGAATTGGTCTGCTGCGAGGACACCGACCTGTCGTTTCGGGTGCGCGCCCAAGGCTGGTCGATCCGTCAGGTCGAGTTGGAAATCAATCACCTTCGCTCTGCCACCATTAAAGACATCCCGGACATCGGCTGGATCATCCTGCGGAATCAGGCCAAGCTCAAGACGCGGTGGCTGAATTACCTTGGAACGGTTGATCGAAACCCGGAGGATTTGAAAAAGGATTGGGCCACAATTCAATCATGATCCCGCAAACCGTCACCCCGATACAGCCCGCTCCATCGTTGCCTCCAGTGCGCTATAACGAGGTCTGCTTTGTGCAGCTTGGCCGCTATGGCGACATTCTGAACTTGCTGCCCATCCTGAAGTACTGGTTCGACACCACCGGCATCAAACCAAGCCTGCTTGTGGCGAAGCAGTTCAAGGACATTGAGCTTTGGGCCAGCTACTACAACCTGCTGGTTTGGGATGGGCCGTATGACGTGGTGAAGCCCGCTGTGCGCTGGGCCGAGGCGCGGTTTAATCAAGTGTTCGTGACGCAGCCTGCCGCCAAGGACCACATGTTGGACCGGCAGACCACCAGCTTCGCAATGGAGTCGTGGCGGGCGGCGGGTTACCTCGGGCTGTGGGGCAAGCTGCCGCTCGTGCTGGACAAACGCCTGTCGTGGGCCGAGTCCGCGCTGGTCTCAAAACACATCCAGCCGAACTGTCCAAACGTCCTCTTGGCCATTGCCAGCCATTCGTCTCCATTTGAGAAGTCCGACGAACTTACAACCTTGGTGAAATGCATTTGCGGTGGCGTGAATCTGGTCAACCTGACGCTTATTAGGGCTCGCACGGTGATCGACCTGCTCGGGCTAATGGACAGTGCCGACCTGTTAATCACCGTGGACACCTCCACGCTTCACTTGGCAGTCGCCTCGCAGGTTCCGGTGGTGGCGTTCATCTCCGATCTTTACCCGCCGTGGAGCGGCACGGAGACGCGCTGCAACGTGGTTTGGAAGCAGCCTTACAAGCGTGCGATTGATCTGGCGTGGATCAATAAGGTTGTAAGTCGGATTATCAGGCCGCGCATCTTCGCTCACGCTACCCCGTGCCACACACCAGATGACCAGCGGGAAGTCGAGCGCCACCGCCGCGCGTGGCAGACATGGCCAAAGTCTCACAAGCACCAGGCGTGGTTGAAGCTGGAGTTGAAGCCAGAGCGAAGCGTCGCAGGGAAACCATTCCTGCGCGACATCTTCGATCAAGCCGCAGCCATGTGCGGCGACGACGATGTAATCGTTTACAGCAATTCGGACGTGGCGTTTTGCTCGGACACGGCCACCAAGATTGCGCAGACCTTGGCGGCGCAGGACTGCCTCTATTCGTTCCGTCGGGATTTCATGGCACCAGTCCCAACCATGCGGATTCGGGATGCTGTTGAGACTGGAATCCCGTACGACGGGTGCGACCTGTTCTGCTGCACCAAAGCGTGGTGGCTGGGCCATCGCGACCAAGTGCCTGACTTTATCGTGGGCGACGTGGAGTGGGACCGTGTGCTGCGCCGGATCATGGAGGCTTTTGAGCCAAAGGCGCGGTTTGACGGGTTGATTTACCACGAGTGCCACCCGTCTTCTACCAACACGGCGAGCCACAACAAGCCACTGGCTGCCGCCGCGCCAGCTATTATGATCCGGGCGACTCCGGTTGGGGTTGAGGATTTGATCTTGCGCCATTACCGGCGGCTGCAACGCGCGCAAAAGCACGCCCTGATAGACTTCTCGAAGCACGCCCTGAGCAACAACGCGCTTGGCCTCGGAGATATTGCCATCCTCACGGCGCAGCAAGAGGCGGCTCGGGCGGATGGAGTGTCACGCTCGACGTGGCACCCGTCCACGATCTTCGGCGAGATTTGCTCCATCAATGGGTGGAACAAGACCTATTCGGGCGAGCCGCTGGTGTCCGCTGATTACTTGCAGACCACCTTCGACATGGGGAATGGCCATTTCACCCAGCGGTTGCAGCGGGCCTTTGGATTGAATCCCAGTTTAGTTCCATCCCCGCACATCGCCCACAACCCGTCACGCCGGAAGCGTGGCCGATGCGCCATCCATTTGGAGGCTGGCCGGTTCGCTGATTGGCAGCGTGACAATCTGCACTGCCGGGCACGCCAGATTTATTCCACCCACATGGCCGTGATTCAGGAGTTCATTAGCCGCCACGGCTACGACATGGAGTTCGTTGAGGTTGGTCGCAAGCCCAGCGGCCTTCGAGGCGTCCGCAATGCCACGGCACCGCGCGCATCGGTGGCGTCTCTGGTGGTCGAGTTGGAACAGTGCGAGTGGTTCATCGGCATCATGAGCGGCCCCATGCACATTGCCACGGCGGTTGGTTGCAAGTGCGTTGTCGTGGTGAACTTCCCGCACGCCCAAGACATCTGCCTGCCATGCTTGAAGGATATTGCGCTGGTGGAGAGTGAATGGTTCTATCCTCAACATGTCCACCTCCACCAAGATGGGGACTCCGAACTGGTTAAGCAGTTCTCGATCCGCAACCTTGAACTGGCTTTCGAGGGCGCTGTCTATCCTTTCTGGAGTGAAAAATATCTGCCATTAATCCACGAGAAAACATGAATGTCACACCAACCAGACCGGGTGATCCGGTTTATGCCACAACTGCCTACGGGCTCACCAAGCGCGAGTGGCTATTCGCGCAAGCCCTCCAAGGGCTGCTGATGGCTGGAACGGCATACGGCGATTACGAGACCACGATTCAAGAGGCCAAGGCGATTGCCGACGCTTCAATCACAGCCTTGAACACACCATGAGCAAAACCGTTCTCATCACCGGCATCGCCGGGTTCCTCGGCAGCCACGTCGCGGCCTCTGGCGCGAGGCCCTGCGCAAAGGCCAGCCACCGAACTGCGCGCACCGGCACGAGGGCTACGTGGGCGAGCTGTCCACCTACGCCCCTGGCCTCGGCCTTGAGGTGCTGAAGGACGAGCTGACCGACTGCGCGCACGGGGTTGGTAAGAATGGCGATCAGATTCGGGATTACAGTATTCTTTTCGTTGGTCGCAAACCCATCTGAAATCACAACAAATATGACCCCAAAAACACTCGCGGTTTATCACAGCGCGGACTACGATGGCATCTTCTGTCGAGAGGTCGCCTCAAAATTTCTTCCCAATGCCACCTTGATCGGGTGGAACTTTGGACAGCCTCAAATCGACGCCTCTGGTTACGATCATGTGGTGGTGATGGACTTGCCACCAACCTGCATCACCGGGCGGTCCCTTCACAACATCGTATGGATCGACCATCACGCCACCAGTATTGACCAGTTCCCGAGCCTGCACGGCTACCAAATTGACGGCGTGGCCGCTTGTCGGCTAGCGTGGCAGTGGTTCTCCATTGGCGAGCACAACGCGCAGAACCGAACCAACGAGCAACTTCAGGTTCCACTGCCCGGCAAGCAGGACTTCATTGATCGCAAGGTGTCTGAGCCGCACGCAATCCGGTTGGCTGGCGAGTACGACATTTGGGACAAGCGCGACCCGGACGCCGAGACATTCCAATACGGACTGAAGGCTGAAGAATTGGATGATCCTTCACTGCTCGGCACTCTGCTTCTGACCAAGGATGTGGTTTATGGGGTGATCGAAAGCGGTCGCATTGCCCAGCGTTACGCCAAGGCGGTTGATGCTGGGATTTGCAATGACCTCACTTGGGTGATGGAGTGGGAGGGGTTGAAATTCCTGTGCGTCAATCACGCTCGATTCAACTCGCTCCTGTTCGCTGCCAAGGACAACCCGGAGACCGGACACGATGCGCTGCTGGGTTTCAGGTTCGACGGAAAGAAGTGGATGGTGTCACTTTACCATGCCAACCACCGCAAGGATTTGGACCTCTCCGAGATCGCTAAGAAGCATGGCGGTGGTGGCCACCGTGGAGCGTGCGGCTTTGTGTGTCAAACGCTTCCGTTCCCCATCCAATAGAGCCGTGTTTCACCATGCGCCAAAAACGCAACCACGCCACGCGCGACAAGCCCACACCAAGGCGTTGCGAGGACAGTGGCAAGGTGAAATTTCAGTCGCACACCCAAGCGTTGATCGCCGCCGGGAAGGTTATTCAACCCGGCGGCGAATTGGGGGCCTACAAATGCGACGACTGCGGGATGTGGCACATGACCTCAAATGTTTACCGCCCTGAATATGACAATCGAAATAGGTAAGTGGTATTCCGTCGTGCTGTCCGGGATGTATGGAAAATCTGGCCGCGTGTGCGCCAGAAGTCGAAACGGATGGTTAATCGCCGACCGTCATGGGTGGCGGTATGACTGCCACGAGGATGAATTCCGCGTTGAGACCGAACCACCAACGCTCACCGACGAGGAGACTGCCATCCTGCGCACGATGGCTGAGTGCGATAAGGTTGGCGTGTTCGGCCCTGCTTACGAGGCGTTGCGTCGTGAGGCTGAACGCCGGTGGCTCATCACACCAACTCCCGCCGCTTCTTCCGTCCCGTGCCCACTGTGCGCCGGGACCGGCCTGATCCCAGCCGAAGCCGTGGAAACGATTGGCGACGCCGCCCCAGCACAGACCGACCGCCACCCAACAAGCCTCGCGAACGAGCGCGTGTAGCCGTCGGCCGAATTCGCTTCGTAAATGCAATCGACTTGCCGACAGTTTGCTCAAGCAGCGCGAACGCTCGGCGAGACTTTTCAAAGTCTGCCCGCTGTGTTCCTGACATGCGCGATAGAATGGTTGCCTCCTCGGCAGCGGTTGGCACTCGGCCTAAGACTTTTCTGGTCGGAACTTGAGACTGGATCGACGACAGGACCGAGCCTTCTGGATCGGGTGAGCCTTGGTGGCGCTTCTCCTCCACCGCCGCTTGATACAGGCTGGCGACACGTTGCTGATCTCCAGCGTAGGCTGCGGCCATCAGATCGCGCAGAATTGGAGTCATCGGAGTTTGCGTCGGCGCTCCACCTCCAGATTGCTTGCGCGGTTCCATTTCAGGAGGCACTGCGGCGGTGACGGCACGGTTGGCGTTGCGTGCGGCTTGGTCTCCCAGTGCTCCCGGAATCAACAGTAACGCGGGCTTGGCCAACGGCACCCATCTCCGAACAAAATCAGCCACCGGGTAAACGAACTCGTGTGTCTGCGCGATCTTCTGCAACGCCATCGCCGCGTCCGCCGTGGCACCAAACAACGGGGTCAACTGGGTGATGTCCATCAGCGGCTTGTTGGACGTGCCACCAAGCACGCGCGAGAGCGGTTCACCAACGCCAGGCACCACCGTTCCAAGCGCCGTGGCCAGCCAGCGGAGCGCCGTGTTGGCGTCCGTGATGTTCTCCAGCCCGACCGCCGACGTTGCCTCGCCAGTGGTCGCCCGGTTCAGCCACTTGGCCAACTCATTTCCTGCGCCACCAATGATGATGGCCAGCAGCGTCAGGACAGCCATGTGCAGGGCATAACGACCAGCGTTTCCAGAGTCCTTTCCTCCACGCTTTTCCAGCCTGCTGATGAGGTTCAGGATTTCGGACGGGAAACCGGTGAATTGGCCCAGTGCTTGGCGCACCGTTCCACCAATTCCACTACCCTTGCTGAACGTGGGCCGATTGGTCTCGGTGCCGACGTTGACGGTCTTGAGATGCTCCAATGCAACCTGAGCCTCTTCCTCGGGCGCGAGGATAGGCACTGCGGCGCGCTGATCGGGAGGCAGGTTCTTCACTTTGTTATACCAGTCCAAAAGCACGCGATCCATCAGGCCAACAGAGGCGAAGTTGTCGCGCCATTGCTTCATCCCGAGGTGGTTGGTTCCAAGGTCCGACGGCTGGAGCAAGTTGTCACCCCTGGTCAGGTCATCCCAGCCCGGGCCGTTGATGGATTCCTTGCGCGCGAAAGCCTCAAAAGCCTTGGCCTTCAGCGCAGCCTCCTCGCCATTCCAGAAAGCCATTGCCCCAGCGTTGATGGCGCGGTCGAAGAAGCCCGGGAAGATGGCCTTAGCACCTTCGCCAATCACCCTTCCACCTACTGAGAACTTTCTGATTCCTGGAAGCGTGGTAATGGCCGTGGCCAGATTCGCAATCGCGCCCGGCTCAACTGTGGTGATTTTTCCACCGGTCTCCGGCAGCATCCCGCGCAGCTTCACGGCCTGCATGATCTGCGTGTTTGGCGACACTCCGATCTCATCCATCTGCGCCTGAATCTTCTCCCATTGATTGGCCCACTGCGCAATCCCGCTGGTCACCTTGGCGAGCAATGGGGCGTTCCGTGTGAGCATCCGATGAAGATTGGGATTTCCGACGGTAGCGTGAGTCAGTTGCAGGGCCAAGGATTTTCCAATATGCCTTCCGAACGTCGCCACATTGCGCAGGATTTCGTGCCACGAACGACCCAGAATCCGGCTCAGTGTCGCCTGCACCAATCCAGACCCGAAGGTGTTACGAGCCGACGATCCAGCGGTAGCCAGCAAGCTCGTTCCAAGAAATGCGCGGGTCTTGTTCAGTCCTTGGATCAAGGCCCCATCGAAATGGTCATCACGCAGGGAGGCGATGCGCTCCGTCTCGCTCAAGATTCTCTCCAGCGACTTGATGGTCTTCTCCAACTCGTAGAGGTCCACATGGCGCTTGCCAGCCAGTTGCTCTGCGCGTGACTCGTTGCCCACCTGTTTACGTGCCTGCGCAGGCGTCTTGCCCTGCATCTCCAAAGCCTTGATCCGGTTGTCGAAGTCGAGCTTGGCTGAACGGAATTGGGCCAGCACGCCCTGCATGGCCTCGACCTCGCGCAGCCGCATGACATTGCGCAGGCTATTGGTGAATTGAGCCCTGCGCCCATTCTGGGCCATCGAGTAGTCGAAATAGGTGGATGGGGCCACCAATCCTTGGCGAGGCTTGGTGAAAGAATTATCAGCGGTCACCACGTCGATCAGGCTGTCAGGTCGGTTCCGGTCGTGGCTGTTATTGGCATCGCCAAACACTTTGTCGATGGCTGCCACATCGCTGTTTATGGCCGAGAACAAGTCACGCTTGGCCTCGTTCAACGCCGTGGCGTAATTGGGTGCCATTCTCGCGGCAACCATACGGTTAGCCATGTCGTCCAGCACGTCGTCCATCGTGTTGTAACGACGGCCCTTCTTCATCTCCGACGCCATCTGCGCGAACACTGGACCCAATCGGCCTTGGTTGAACTCGGAAGATTGTTCAGCGATGCGGCCAAGGACAGCTTGCTGAAAATTCACCGGGTCACGCAGCAGCCCGACACGCTGGAGATCGTTGCCAGCACGTTTCCACTCTTGGCTGAATTCAAAACCCCACCGGGATGGAGCGCGAGCCATGGTGTAAACTCCACTACCAACAGCGTTCCGGTTCACCTTGCCAGTCTCGTCCACCACTTGGACCGGGTTGAAGTATCGCGCGGTGCGGCTCTCGGGAGCGCCTTGCGCAGTCTTCAGCACGTCACGGTTCCACGCCTTCATCTTCTCGATGGCATCAATGTCGGACTGGATAACCACTTTACCCGATGTGGGGAGGGTCATTCCGACCTTCAGCACCGGAGAGCCAAACGACTGCCCTGAAGCAAGGATTGGGTTGAGCACGTCTCGCTCCCACAGCAACACACCCTTGTTGCCTTGGTAACCGTGCGCCTGAGCCGCCTGAACCGACGCGATGTTGATGGCCTTACCACCGTGATCCGCGTTGTTCTGGAGCGTCTCCAAATACTGCTCGATCTGATCGGCCTGCTGGGCCACTTGCAGCGCGTCGGTGGCGGCACGACCTGCCAACGAACGCAGCTCGTGGTTCATGGTCGATGGCAAGCCACCAAGGACACGACGAAACGTGCCAATGGGATCAATCTTCACCTGCACTCCAGGGCCAACATCCCAGTAATTCACCATGGTCCCGGCATCCGGGTTGAAGTCGGGGCGCAGTTTGTACTGCTTCAAATATGCGCTTCTTTTCGCCGCATCTCGCTTGCGCACCGGGTCCGAATTTGGGTCAGCAGCGAATTGGTCAAATTCAGCAACGAGCTTCATGAGCGATGTCATGTTCTCGTTTTCCACATCGGCGTCCGGGGACAGGTTGACGTAGAATTTTTCGCCAGTGATTGGACCGATGTATTCAGTGACACCAGTACGTGGGTCGGCGCGCTCCACATCCCGCATCATCACGTCACCAAGATTGGAGGCCAGTGTCAGCCCAGCCTGCCACTCAGGCGTGGATCGCAGCGCGTCCAAATGCTGCTCCGCAAGCAGCAGGCCGCGAATCTCGTTGTCCCAATGCGCGATGTCCTTGTCGATGGCCGATACAATGGCAGCGGCCTTCTCTTGCTTGGAGCGGTATCGGTAGTAGGCGCGGGCGAAGGCGTCCGAGCCAACTACGGTCGGCCTGCCACCACCGGAAAACCAACTCTTGAAATTCTTGACCGAGTTCAGCGTGGCGTCCTGCTGTTGGCGCAAGGCGCGCATACCTTTCAACTGCTCGATGATGCCTTTGAATTCAAGGGGGGACTTGGTGATGAAGTATTGCTGCGATCCAAATGGATTGGTCGGATTCGCCAAGCCTTGAAACTGGAGCCCCGTGGGACCGCCCATGGTGTCAGTCAGGAAGTCCTGCACCGATTGGGATATAACCCCATTGAGCAAGTTGGGGTTCTGTTGAACCCACACCAGAATGTCGTGCGGGTCTTTGGCCGCATTCAGCACAACATCCGGGATGTGAAGACTGATCGCCTCAAGAGCCTTGCGGATGGACGACGGCGTGATCTCGGCATCGGCCACCCGACGCTGCATCGCCTCCAACAGCGCGTTCCGTTGTCCTTGGATCGTTGAATTGGGAGCCGTCAACGCCGCCTGATCCGCCAAGTATTGCTTGTAACCAGTCAACAGCCGGTCGCTCATAGCCGCCAGCATGGCTTCCTGAGCCTCCGCCTTGTTGCGCGCCGGAATCTTCTTCACCGCCTTGGCCAGTTCCTCCGATGCCTTCTGCATCTTATTGGACAGACCGCTGCGAATATCATCCACCGTTTGGTAATGCCTGATCGCGGCGTCAGCAGCCGATTCCCGTTCCAGAAGCTCTTGCTCCGTGTTGGCTGGCATGGTGGCCAACTGCTGCGGCGTCGGAACACCCGCATTGATGCTGCCAATATCCGACAGGTATCCCAGTTCTCGCTTGGCCACTCCTTCCGGCGTGGAGGTATCGGAATTCAGGGCATCCAGCTGCGCGGTGAAAGCCTGTGGAACGATGGAGGTCTGGGCCTGAGCCACCCGCGAGATTCCAGCCACCTGATCCGGCGTGAGGTCAACGGCCCCCGCACGGTCAGCCACTTCTTGCGAGGAAGTGAAGACGTGGGACGCCGACCCAGACAACCCGCCATCGTCAAACAGCATCCCATTCCGAGCCGTGACCTCAAAATCACCAGAGATCAGCCGTTGGAACGCGGCATCCTGCGCGCTGGTCAGTCCAACGCGGTCCTTCAGCCACGCATAGACCCGCTTCAGCATCTCCTTGATGCGCCCCCACAGGCCGCGCTCTTGATGCGTCGCGTTGATCCGGTTCAGATACCGCTCCGAGAATCCTTTGGCGAAGAACTCACTGGTGTTAATCAGCGGGTAGAACTCCTCAATGGCTGGACCAATGGATTGGAACTGGGAATCGAACCAAGCGGAGGATTTCTGACCGGCCCGAAGCGCCTCAAGGAAAGCGCGCTGTTCGGCAGTAAGATCAGCACGCCGAAGCTCCTTGGAGATCGCTGATTGACGAGCATTGTCCAAGGCTTTCCGGTCGGCTTGTGGCAACAACGTCTCCAGATGGTGAGCCAACTCGTGCGGACCAGCCTCGGCATCACGGATACCCAGCGCCAACAAGACCGTGCCAGTAACAGGATCATAGGCGGCATGGCGACCGGTGGTTGCGCCTTCTGCAAGGCTCACAGCCGCGTTTTGAACCGACAGTTTGAAGCCAAGTGCCCCCAGCGATTTTTGGAGCGCAGGATCGGTTAATGCAGCCACCAGAACGTTGCCTACGTTGCTGGCCACGGGCGAGCCGGGCGCGGTGAGAAAGTCGATGGCCTCTTGTGGTGTGGCGAAGGTGGTCGGAAGCCCGGGAGTCTGCGGAATCGCTGTGCCAGAAACCGGAGGTCCACCCGCATATTTGGACCGGTTGCTGCGAATCGTTCGCTCCTTCCATTCCGCGTAACCACTCGGGTCAAACGTGTCGTAAAACTGGTCGAATGTCTGCGGCCTCGCGTTCAGCACAGCGTTCAATTGCTGAGCGAATGTGGCAGGCTCCCAAACCGTGCGCTCCTCGCGCTCGATGGCTTGAATGATTGGCGATGCCGCCGTGGCGAATTCCTTCAGTTCAGGATTCTGTTGATACAGTCGGAAAATCTCGCGCAGATCGTGCTCGGCCAAGTGGCCCGGCGGGATCACCGCCTCAACCACCGCAGCAGTCGGTGTGTCGATCAATCCTTCGGCGGGTTCCACATCTCCAACCAGCTTGTTGGTCGTGGCCTCCTGTTCAGCCAAAGCGTCGCTGCGAATCTGGCTCCACTCCTCGCGGGTGAACGTGCGCGGGAATGTGCGCGCCGGATTCTTGAGGCGGACGCCTTCCAAGACCTCGTAGCGTGGCTCGCTGATGTCTCCCGCGCTTTTCTCACCAAGCACACGGCTCAACCTCTGGCCACGAGGCTCGCCAGCCGCATTTGGGGCGACTGTGTTGGCGAATCCACTCTTGGTGTCCTCATAAACCGGAAGCAAATAAACCTGCCCATCGTTGTTATCGACCACCGCGAGGAACTTGTGCGTGATGCTGCGTTTTGAGCCTTGTGCCGATGATTGACGTGCGCCAGTTAACAGTCGTTGCTCCAGCGCTACCATGTTTCCGGGCGTGGAAACATCTGGGAGATCGACATCGAATGCCGTTCCAACCTTTGGGTTCAACGCGCTGGAATTGAAATCCACCAGAGAGACGAATCCGTGTGGCTGTTCGGTGGTTACAACGGGCGGATTTGATCCAGATGAAAGCTTTGGAAAACTCTCATTCAAAACCGCGATTGAATTTCCATTTGAACCCTCCGATATTCGGATCGCGTCGTAACCGCTTTCTTGCAATCTTTGGCGAATGGATGGGTCACCCTCGAAACCGGTGAAATTCAACAACCCATCAGGCTCCACATATTTAAGGGCTTTGCGGCCCAATATGTGCAAAGTTTCCTCCGGTGATGCGGATCGGCTGTCGAAAATCTTCAGGTTACCACGCAGTGTTTCAAGCTTTGCTCCCGGCCTCCCAAACTCACCACCTTCTGCGAACAATGCAGCAACTGTTGGATCATCAGCCACATAGGTAACCCCCTCACGCGATGATGTGATTCCAGATCGGTAGAACACACCATTGGCTACAGCGGGCGGTGTTTGGACTGCTTCTTGTGCTTGAAAAATTCCACGATTTGGAGCCGCTTCTTGGCTTGTTTGAGCGACAGGTTCTTCTTGCTGAGTGGTCGACCTTGGCTGGATTTCACTTCGTAGCCCTGAGATGTCTTGGAGATCATTAGCGATGGCAGTTTGGGTTGGGGTTGTGGTCGCCGTCTCCGCGACCGGGACGGCGGCAGTTTCAGTTGATGGTTGTGCAATTGGTGGGGCAACTGCCGAGGATTGCTCGGTAGTTGGAGCGGCGGCAACCAAGGATTCCATGACAACTGGCGGCGGCGCAATCTCAGCCACCAAATTAGGCGTCTGAAGCTGCTGTGCCATCTGCGCTCGAACCTCGTCGGGAAGGACGAAGGACATCTGGCCTTGAGAAGGTGGTGCGCTCGCTGGACCGGGCTGTGCGAAATTCCGCTGCGTCTCGACCGAATTCCCCGGAACTGGAGTTTGCCTCGGTGCGAAGTATTGCGCGGAACGATTGGGGTCCAACGCCTGCACCGCCGAACGGTCTGACATTCGCAGAGCGCGGGCCGCACTCGCTTGATCCGTGGCAGCCTCCTCATTTTGGAACGCGGTTGCTAATCGGCGTTGGTCGAATGCGGTGCGACCGGCATCCACGGCTTCTGAAGCCTTTCCAGCCAACCCAAACCCAACATTGGCCCCGCCACCTAGCAAACCGCCAGCCAGTCCCGCCATGAGCGTCTCCTCCGCGATGTCGGCGATGGTCTTCTTGGGGTTGAAGGTGAGGCGCTCGACAAAGCCTTGGCCAAGCTGGTCCAAACCCTCCTCGCTCATCTCGTGGACAGCCTCGGGCGCGGCGTTTCTGAGGATACCAATGAATGTGGCCTTGGCCGACTCTTTGCCGAATCCTTTCGCGATGGCCTGAATACCCGTGGCACCGAAGGCTGATGTCAGAGCGCCAGTCCACGCCCCGGACGCAATGGCGGGCACGTATGATCTCCGGGCGGCCTCGTCCTCCGACAAACCCTGCTCCATGTAGGTGTTCTTGGCGTCGTTGAAGACCGCGCCAAAGGATTGTCCAGCACCGGCCAATGCGCTTGCGCCCACGGCAGCCTTCACGGCCAACGCTGGGCCAGCCAATATGGGGGCCACGACCGAGGCTGCCATCAGTGGCGCGGAGGATGTGGCCGTAGAGGCAACGGTTTGAGCGACCCGGCCAGTCGCTGAAGGATCAAGTGTCTGGGCCTCCTCGGCGGCGCGCTGAACGTCTGCCCTCGCGGCTTGAGCCTTGCGTGCGAAGATTTGGCTGTCTGACGCGCTGAATGGGCGTGATCCAGCCTCCAGAATCGAATAGCCCTGTCGCAGGAATTCAGACGGACCTTGATCCAGTGCCGCGATGGTGGCCGCACCCATCCTGTCGCTGAGTGATGGACTCCTTGTGGCCTGTTCGTTCTCGAATTGAGCCCGCTCGGCAGTAAGCTGGGAAAGCCGCGCCTTGCGCCTTTGAAACTGCGGGATGACCTCGTTCTTAACCTTGTCGGCTATTTGGTCCGGTGTGAAACTGTCGTCAAATTCGACGTTTCCAATCCCTTCGATCTCTGCAATTTGTGGCATGGTTCAGGCATGGCCATCAGTACAGGCTGGCGAAGTATTGGTTCCTGCGCTGGATGTCCGAATAAGGGTCTTCCGGTGCTTCGTCAATTGCGCCAACTTTGATCGGGATCAAATTGCCATTGCTATCGAATCTGAAATTGGGAACTGCATTGCGCGCGGGCGGCTGGTTAATGGCGGGATTGATAAGTTGGAATTGGTTGGTGCCAGCCGGAACGGCGTGGATGACCGGGGCCGTGCCCGGAAACACTCGGTTCACAACCGGCACATCCACGCCAACCCGGCCAGACAGATCGGTATCGAACCCGCCTGCGCTCGGAACCTCAGTGCCAGGGAATGACTGCCGCGAAGGAAGCTCGTGGATAGGCAGCTTCAGAGGCTCGAAAGAGCGGCCGTTGAAGTTCAGGTACTGGGCCTTGTCCCCAAGCTTCAGCCGAATGGCATCAACGCTCTTGGCCAGAGTGTCGCGATAGGTGTTTCCGATGGCCTTTTGAGCTGTTGCGTCGTTCTTGGCGGTTGTGGATGGCAAACTCCACCCCCAAGGCTTGTACCAGTGGAATTCGTCATTGTTGGTCAATGGCTTTCCAGCGTCCACAGCCACATCGGTTGCCCCACGGACCGTTTGGGAGAGAAGCGCATTGGCTTCCCGTGCTGCTGCCTCGGCAATCGCATTACTCTGCGCCGCCGCGTCATTCTGCTTCTGGATTTGCTCCATCATCTTGGGGTCGAGTCGGCCCTGAGGATACTGAATTGAAATGCCTTGGTTGCGGATGCGCTCCGCCTCAAGGATGGCAGCCGTGCGCGCCTGCTCGGCCTTCTGGCGCTCGATCTCAGCCTGACCTTGCATGGTTAGCTGTTGCCCTCTCAAACCGCGATCAGCAGCCGCCTGACGGTCCTGCTGCTCCAACGCGTATCTTTGGTATTCGCGATCCTGCTGCGCCTTCTGCTGCGCGGCCATTCGCTCAGCCATGCCTTGCGCGGCCTGAGCGAACAGCCGTTGAGCCAACTGCTGGCGCTCCGCATCCATACGGTCTTGCGCGGTTCTTCCGCCCTGAAGGTCGGTCAGGGTCGTTCCGTAGAATGTGGAGCCAGCCATAGGGGTTAAAGGGTTGAGAGGTCTTCCAGCGCCTTCTGATGAACCGCGAAGGTAGTGGCCATCAACTTGTAGGCGTTCCGGCCGCGCACGTTATCCGCCGGAACCAAGTCAGCCATTGCGTCCAGCATATCTTGTTGGAATTTAGCGGTCTGCCAAAAGACGAAAAACAGCGGGTGAGCCACGGAGTTTGCCTTGAACCGAGATTGCCGCTCCAACTGCTCGGCGGTCAACTGCGCCTGCCGCTCATCCTTGAGGCGCTGCTCCTCGTTGGCGGCTTTGGCGTTGTCGGCAGCGGCCTTCGCATCAGCCGCAGCCTTCTGCTGCTCCAACAGGTTTGTAAACACGGCGTTGGGATCGCCTTCGCCGGGGCCAGGCGGCAGCGGTGAGGTGTTGTTGCCAAACATGGCAGCCGTGTCGGCGGCGGATGGAATCACGTTGGCTCCGGCGGGGGCCGGTGTGGTGGTATTGGTTCCAGTGGGAGGGGCGATGGGCATGGTTACTTTGGTGTGGGGGATGGATTTTGACTGACTTCCCGGTAAAAGGCCGGGCAATTGGTACACGGCAACGTGTCGATGATGGCGGTGAACTCGCGACCCTTGTAAGTGAACGCGAGATAGAGATTGGTTTCCACATGGCCGTCCAGCCGGTCCACGATGGACGGAGGGCGATTAGCCTCCTCAATGGTCACCCGGCGCGAGGTGAACCAGTTGGTTTCGACCTTGAAACTCAGGCCGTAGTTTGTGCCTTTGAGTTCGTAGTAAACAATGTCAGGCGAGAAACCGGAGAGCTTGGTGGAAAGCTGAGTCCAATGGACCCCGTTGGTTGGCCATTCGGTCGCGCGCGCCGGAATGGTTACAATGGTGTTTGTTCCATCTCGATAACCAGTCGATACTCCAACTGATTCAGGTCCGCTAGGGCCTCTGGTTTCAATGTTGGAGGGTGCCTTTGGACTGTTCTTTGGTGGTTCAGCCGCAATCGCCAGTGTGATGGAGGCGATCAGGAAAATGATGAAGGGTTTCATGGCGTGGTAGGCGCTGGATTACGGGGCCGGCACGATAGCTTTGGTGGCACCCTTGGCAGTGATCTCACCCATCACCTTGAGCAACTCGGTGAACTGCGCCATCGGGCTCGTCACGTCGTCGTTGATGGAGCCAATCTTCAACCGGCCTTGAGACTTCTCCGTGCCGCCACCGTTGGACAGCGTGGCGACCGCCTTGTTGCTCATGAACCCAGTGATCTTGAGCGAGGTTTGAGTCCCATCCTTGGAGGTGATGGTGTGGGACAGGTTCGTACAGCCGGACGTGGCAAGAGCCAGTGCGGCGATTAGGGTTAGGATGGATCGTTTCATAGATGGATGTCGTTCTTTACTTCAACCCCCACAATGAACCACGCCCAGCCGCCTATTTCAAGGCGAATCACGCCGGGCCTCAAGGATGTGCCGGACGATCTTCAACTGCTCCTCGATCCGCACCAATGCTTCGTGGTCGGCTGCTCGAAAAGATTGTAGCACTTCCACCGCCTTTTCCGTGGCCCTGGATCGCGCGTCCAGCGATCCATAGGCGGTCGCCGAAGTCCAAACCAGACCTCCCAAAGTCAATATCAGGCCGACTATCTTGCCAGCAAACTCAACTTGGGATTTCATGTTTGAACGCTTCATACGGACAGCGGTAATGATTCATTTCTTTTGCCCAAAATAAAGGCCAATCACCAACCCGTAGGCCACCTTGAAGGACTCGTCTATCACCCCGGTTTTCCACACCTGGTACAGGGCAATAATGCACATGGTTGCCACTACCATCACAGCCAGCCATGCGCGGATCGTAATGCCGCAGATGTGGGACTCGGGCATCGGATGCGTGGTTGATGTCGCCACGGTCGTCTGCGGAGGATCGCCCGGAATCCCCGCCTCGGTCACCGCCGCTCTTTGGAGCATCTCGGTTTCTTCGGTCATAGATCATGGGGCGGGCTCAATAATCAACCAATTCACTCCGCTCGCATCAGCAGCGGAAGTGGAGTCCACCTTGAAGGATGTGCCAGCCACACGCGATGCCGCGTCCTCGGACAACACTCCAGGAACGCCTCCGGCCTGTCCGTTGGAAAGAAATACCAAGGAAGATGCGGTGATGGCGGTTGTGCTAATGGTAACGGTTCCACCGGTTAAAATCGCCTGACCCATTTTTGCGTTCGCACCCATCTTGATGCGCAATCCTTTTCCGGCTGTGCTAATCGTGATGTGGTCTGTTGCTGTGATCGCACCGCCATTAAGAGCCCCATTCGATGTGATGCTGGTAGTCGCCACTACGGTAGCTGCATTCAACTCCGCAGCCACCTCCACCTTCCCTGTTGATCCATATATCGTCATTGGCGTCACCGGATTTCCATCTCTGGCTGCTCTGAACATGATTTTCGCGTCCTGCGTGGAAGCGGTGCCGGTCCATTCCTGCTCCTTGGAGTAAATTATTCCACCGGCCTCAATCGCGTTCCACGCAGCCGTGGTGGCGAAATACGCCGCCTCACCCACTTGATGCAATGTTGAGCTTGCAGTGTTCGTGTTAAACAGAGAAATCATGTAGTCAAAATCCGTTGACACATAACTCTTGAAGTAACCCGGGGTTTGCTTGGTCAAATCCCCGTTCGGATTCCCAACTGAAAACGTGGTGGTTGACTTGCTGTAGTTTAAGTAGGTGTCCCAATCAAATGTGCTGGCCCCGCTTTGGAAAAAAATACGGCCTTGAGTGACGGAGGAAGTGTCAATGCCGGTTCCACCTTTCGCCTCTGTTACGGTTGGAAGGGCCGCAGTTGGCACTGCTCCCCACGTCGGAGCCCCTGAAGCGTTTCCAATGAGCACTTGTGAGGTGGTGCCAGCCGCCGTGCTCCCAAGCGTGGTCGTGGTTGGATAATAAGCCAATCCAAACTGCGTTCCGCTGAAAGTTCCGGCGGGCGCAGCCCAAGTCCCATCTCCGCGCCAAAACGTAGATGAGCTTGCAGAGGTGCCTGAGTTGAGGTTGCCAACCGGCAGGTTTCCAGTGACCTCGGAGCCACTCAGGTTGATGGCACCGCTGGTGAGTTGCTTGCCGCTTCCAAACTTGGCCGGAAGGCTGGCGGTGACAGCGGTGTTCGTGAAGTTCCCTGTCACGGTCAACGTATTCGGAGCCTCCACGCCCAAGGTGACATGGTTCAATTGGAGCATCGTGCCCGCGCCCGTGTGATCCAAAGTATTCGTGGTCCAATAGGAATACTGGGTGCCATCCCGGTAGGCCCATGTCGCGCGCCTGACACCTCCGGCCACTTGCATGGAACTCGACGTGCCGGTGCCGGTTGGGGTGCCCACCACAAACGCCGGGGTGGCTCCGCCCGACAGAATGTGAATCGGTGCAACTGGGCTGGCTGTGCCCCATCCAATGCTCGTGCCGTCGGTGGCGAGCGGGCTGGCCGTCAATCTCCCGCCGGTCGTCGCGTAGGTCAGCCTCGTTGTCGTCAGGGCGGTGTTGGTGATGTTGCCGGTGACTGTGAGGGTCTGAGGCATCTCGACCCCAAGTGTTTCGTGGTTCCAAACGACGATATTTCCAGGTCCGGTAACGTCGGCGGTGTTGGTTGTGATGCCGCCCAGCTTGGTGCCGTCGCGATAATAATGGACAATCGCAAGATCAAGCCCTCCAAACAACCCGATAGCCCCGACAGTGCCGGAGGATGTCTTCTGACCAAAGGTTGCGGATGGAGCGCCTCCACTAACGCGCACATCAAGCGCCGAAGAAGGGTTTCCAAGTCCGATTCCAACAAAGAAGTTCGTCGGGTCGTAAACAAACTTTGTCGGCGCATTCGCCAAGGCCCCATTGCTGTCTGGGAATACGACACCTGAAGCTGACATGGCGGTAGTCCGGCCCGTGCCCCCGTTTGTAACCGATATGCTTCCAGTAGTGGTCAAATTCGTGTCCGAGGACGTAAACACCACCGAGGATGGAGACAGCCCGATGGGTCGAACCCCGCTCGGTGTGAGCAATAGCGGTGATCCGCCTTGGATATCGAAAATGACGGGCTTGGTGGAGCGATGGAAGTTCCAGTCGTTCGTCGGGTTGTAGTTGAGAATCGGCCAGGATTGGTTGGCTGAAACGCGCAAAACTAGCGCCAGAAAGAAAAGGATTTTGAGCAGTGTCTTCATGGTTATTCTTGTCCAATGAGGAAGTTACGGACGGCATCGGCCATGTCGATGTAGCCGGGTTCATCAGGATGAACGGCGTCGATCTGTTGGTACACCATCTGTGGATTGTTGGCGTTTGGCCGGAAAGTCTGCCATTGCATGTTGTGCTGGCCGTCGAGCTGGCCTGATGTTCCAGCCCACACCCCAAGATTGTTTGGGCAACCGTTCTCCCAGTTGGCCAGCATGTTGGCCTGATAGATGTCCCGGTTGCGCAGTGATTGCTTTTGCGAACGGGTGCCGTAATTGAGCCCGAAAGCCGTCTGGCTCGCAAATGGCGTGATGCCAAGGAAGCCGATACGAATGCCCGAGACCGTCGCGGTAATGTTGCTCACCATCATTTGGCTGTATGCCATCGCCGCCTGTGTGTTCAGCAACGCGTTGGCGTCGCTGGTTTCCGTGAACACGTCATTGATGCCAATCTCAAACAATACCCAGTCCCCGGAGGCCATCGTGAAACTGTTGGTCGCTAGGTATGTCGCGAAGTTGAACACGCCACCAAACACGAAAGGCGAGCTGGAATTGGTCGCAAAAGTATTCCACCGGTAGCCGCTGTAGCCTTCCGTCTTTTGGCCCACTGGTCCCTGCGTTCCGATGAAGGTGATGTCCATCGGCAGGTTGGCGAAGTTGGTAGCCAAGTAGGCTGGCCAAATCGCGTTTGCGGTCAGCGAGTCCCCGATAATGAGCACCTTTCGGTTAACCGCGATCCCGGCGTTCGTGGACGCCACCTTGACCCAGCTTGGCCGGTTGTAGAGCGACATGCCATTCCACTTGACCTCGAAATTCATCTGATACGTCCCAACCTCCGCCTGCGTTGGAGTATAGGTCCAATTGTCGTCCAACACGCTTCCCTTTGAGCACGTAAGCAGAATCTCAAGACTTTCCAACGGCACCGTTGATCGTATGAAGTTTTTGTAAAACAAATTCCCCTGGCTGCCGGGGGTGAAGTAATTGGTCAACGGCAAGTAAACTGACACTTCCGGGAAGATGAGGTTTGTCGCTCCAGTCAACTTCGCGCCCGCGCCTTGCACCAACAATTCCGCTGCGGATGTCAGCAGGGTGCTGCCAGTGCCAAGACTGCGTTCATAAGTGACGAACATGTTGCAGTTCGTGGTGGCCCCAAGTCGCAAGCTGTTTCCGGGTGCGCCGGGAGTCAGCACCGTGTAGTATCTGCCAATCGGGTAACTCGGAAAATCGTATGTGCCTGTGGATTTTCCGTAGAACCCGCTCTTTCCGTTGCAAGTGAACTCCAGCCACAGGTTGGCCTGTTCGGCGTTGTAGAGCGTCTGCCCGAGATCAAGTGAAACGCCCAGCGGAGTTCCGGTGACAGGCGTGACCGAAGTGGAGTTAGAGGAAATGATTGAGCCAAACGGCCCATCCTTCCTCAACCGCGCCGAGACGGTGGTAATCGGACTGCTGCCATCCCACTGGCAGACATAAAACGTGATCCGGTCAATCCACTGTGGAGCGCCGATCCAGCCACCCCACCCGGTGTAACTTCCGTTGGTGTATTGCTGCGCGGCACCCGATGACGCGAACGGGCTGCCGATCAGGATGTAAGACACCCCGTTGCTGACGCTGAAAAAGTTGGTGGTCGCCTGAACCGAGTCCGAGAGATTGGTCGTCGACACCCAAGTGTTGGTGAGCACCTGATTGTTGTCGTAGGTCGCCACGTAGTTGGCCAACCCACCACGATTTGTGAACAGCAACGCCCCTAAGTTGGTGAACGACGTGTTGGCTGGTGTCTTCAGCACCACATTCGTCAGCAACGCCCCGTTCAAGATCGAAATGTTCGTGACATTTGCAGTCAAGAACTGGGTGTTGTTGAACCGGTATGAGTTTGTCTGGGAGCCGCCACTTGGTGGCTGCGGAGGTGGAATAACTTGCCCAAACACGACACCAACGAACAGGAGTAGCAGGATTGGAATGATCTTCTTCATTGTGGGTCAGTAGTTGACTGAGACTTCAATGCCGTCGCCCGCGATTTCGGTTTCCAGCCAGTAATCCGAGAGGTTGATGTTGTGGCTGGCACTTTCTGGGGACAGCCATTGAAGCGCGTAGGGATAGGCTGGGATGGTTCCCAACAGGTCGTAGGTGTCCACGGGAAAACCAGCGCCACCAGATACAGGATCGGCACCACCAGACCACAATCCTGTAGCTGGATCGAAAACCTTGTTTCGGGCCATGATCCACACACGCCCGGCGTTCACGGTGCGCGGGGCTTTGTGCGGGAAAAAAGTGAGCCTGCGACAACCTTGGAGATCGGGGAGCCGCTGCACCCCCGGCGCTGCCAGTGTCACTGAAACGATAACTGGCTTCTCGTAAAGCCCTGCGGTAAGACCTGTGTTCATAGCAATTCTGTGTTGAAATTAGTAAGAGAATGAGGAGTTTAATCGAGAGCCAGTGCCACCCACGTAACTATCGAACGCCGGGTTTGAGTAGGCACCACCACCACCGCCTCCGCCGCCACCTCCAGCACCTTTCATCATGCCTCCGCCGTACATGCTAAGGTAGGCATCAGCCGCTTGGTCCACACCAGCACCTAAGCCCTTGGCGAAGGTCTTCCACTTGTCCTCCTCGACTTGGAACCCACCAAAGTTTCGGTTCGTGGTGTCAGCCAACGAGTTCAGCACACTGCCTTGACCAAGCAGCGCCGAGTTCCGGGCGGCGATGGGGGAGTATTCAAAGTTGAGTGCCTGCTGCGGGATCGCCTGACGCCCTTGGATCGCCGCGAGGATTTGGGCGAAGTTGGAGTTCCGTCCAGACGTGATCGCCCCAGTGTCCGAACCAAGGCCGCCGAAGATTGATTGCAAAACCGGCGAAAGCCCCTTAGCCACCCGGTCGTTGCGCAGGATTTGCTCGTAGGAGCCACCACCACGCCCACCATACCCGCGCGCAGCCAGTGCCATCCGGTCGGCCAGAGCGCCGCGATCAGCGATGCTCCCAGCCACATCTCCAAAAGCCTTCAGATTGCCCGTGCGCAGCCGCTCGTAGGTCGCCAGCGGGTCGTAGTTCAGGTTGTTGCTGACCACGCCACCCAATGCGCCGATGTCACTCAGAGCCGCCTGCCGAACCGCAGGCTGGTAATAGCCCATGGCAGCATTGAAATCCGCCAAGGACTTCTGATTGTCGCGGGATGCCTGCGACAGCAACGCCGCCTGCTCGTTGACACCCGCATTGAGCGCGTCGTTCTTGTAAATCTTGTTGATCTTGTCCGGGTCGGTGAATAGAGATGCTATTGCACCAGCCGCACTTTCAACGCCAATAGGCATAAAATCTCTTTCTCAAATTCAGCCCGGTCATTTTTACGTTAATGCAAATCATTTGCAATAAGCTATTCCTTGGCCAACGCCAGCAAGGAATCGTTAAGGAGTGTCTGGAAATTCGCGCGGCGTTGCTCCTCGGCTGCCTGCCATCCAGCCAGCGATGGGAAGCGTTTCAACACATCGGAGGGAAGTGGTGTCACTGGCGGCACCACCAAAGTCTTGGCCGACTTGCTGTTGGTCGCGAGCCGCTGAACATTCGCGTTCATGCCCACCTCCCCTGCTTCAGCCGGAGCTTGCTCGTCACGGAGTCAAAGCAGCCTCCACCACCAGTGCCGTTCAGGAAGAACCGCCAAGTGATCCAAGCGCCCGCGCGATAGGTCGGGAAGCTGGCATACCGGCTGGGCCGCGTGTTCTGTGCCGCCGCCTCGGCTGCTGTCTTGTTCGTCAGGCACGCGAATTCTTGGGGCTCCGTGTCCGACCATGTGATGCATGACGGCTGCTGCCCTGAACCAATCTGGACATGCAGCAGGTTCGGAATCGTCTGGGCCACCGGGTCGAATACCATGAGCAGGCTGTTGATGAACTTTTCCTGCTGGGGTCCAAAGTTGTTGGCTCCAAGCTGCATCATGGAGTAGTAGCCGCCATTGTCATACTCGCCCGGGTCGCTGTAGGGGCAGCCGTAGGCGAACTCGGTGCCCGCGTAACGCTCACGCAGGAAGTCTTGCGGGGAGAACTGCTTGATCGTCAGGTCATCCGCGTCCGACATGAGGAACAGCGAATCACCCTCGCAACGGGCACAGTAGTCATCGAGGTAGCGGCCCTCAAATCGGGCGCACACTGAGTCTGGATCAGATGGCAGGTTTGGGTCTTCCGTGGCGTTGACGATGTATTTCGGCGGGTTCGCAGTGCCACCCCCACCAGAGCCCGGAGGGCAGAACTCCACGGCCAGCATTGCCGCGCCATTGAACAGGATATTTACATTGCCGTCCGGGTTCTCGGGATCGGTGATGCCAGACAGCCACTTGATGTTCGCCGAAAGCCCGTTGGTGATGTTCAACCAATCCCAATAGATTGGGCCAAGCACAACGCCCGGATTCGCCAGCGCGATCTCGTTCAGGAAAAGCGCCACCGAGAATCCAACTTGGCCACCAGTCAGGAAGTCGTTCGGGTTCTGATCGGAGAGAAGCCCCCAGTAATAGTTGCTTGAAAACCCGGCGATCTGTGAGTCAGCACACGGCCTTCCCGGCCAGCTTGACGCGCGGTCATATTGCCACACTTGAGTCTGCGTTCCGGGTGTTGGAGCCACACCCGAACTCCAATCCATGCCATAGGCGATGCCTTCCTTGTTGTTCAGCAACTCGGGCACCGTGCAAATTCCAAGCTCGGACAGGACATCCCGCAAGGAGGGCGAGTAGTCGGGCCGGTGCATGGTGAAGCACATGAACCCCTTGTCCACCAAACTGGCCCCGCCATACTCCAAATTGAGGATCAGCGACATGTTGTTGCACTCGCTGTTTTGGGTGGGCCACGAGAACCACAGTGTCTTGCGTGAGGAGTTGTAGCCACCCACCACGAGATCGCACTTGGACTTGTTCACCGGGCCGAACGAATCCAGACCATCGAAGTCGGAGAGCCATTCGGAACGAACTCCTTGATCGACCACACCACTTGCCAAGTGGACCCACTGAGGCCGCTGGGGCGTGCCGTCGTATTCGCCAAGAGCGAAGATTCCTGCCGCACCGATCCACCAGTGAGCGCCACCCAAATTCACCAGCGAGTATTGAAACTCGATGCCGTCAGGCCCACGGTAAATCTCGTTGAAGTTGAAAATCTCGTCACCACCCACTTGGGACACGCGGTAAATCACTTTCTCAGTTCCGCGTGAGGTGTAAACCATGAGGTAGCCGCCCAACGGAGCCATGGCCACAATGCGCTCGCCACGTCCAAGGTCGATGAATCCCGCCGCCGATTCGCCTCCAGGGATGAAGCTCAACGGGTTGTTGAAATCGCTCCAGTAGATCGAAGACGTTTGAAACTGACCTTCCTTTATGACGTTGCCGCAGAACAGGAACCCCTGCCAGACAGCGATGACACCGACGCGCACGATGCCCAGCGCCGTCAGGTCGGTCAAATACTGGGCCACCCATTGGTTGCACTGCGCCACACCTTGCAGTGGGCCACCATCGTCAATCGACCAATAGAGCACCGGGTCAACGTTGTTCGAGAAAAATACGAGGTTACCGATCTGGCAGACTTGAGTGCGGATGGAGCTGCACGCGCAGTTGTCGTCGGCGTCATAGTGCCCACCCAGCCCGTCCGCCACGATCTGCCAGTTTCCAAACCGCTCGTTCAGCGCGTAGATTCGGCTCTTGGTTCCCGCCAACAGGATTCGCTTCTTGGATATGGTGACCACCTCCTGAAGCATCGTGATCGACTCGGTGCAGCCGTCACGGAATTGCTCTGGTCCGGTGCAGTAGGTGTAGTCGGTCTCAATGCCATAGTAGTCAACCTGCTCCTCGGTGATGTGGTCCTGATAGCTCAGGCAGTCCGTCAACTGGCTGTGGAGGTCTTGATTGAAGAAACCGTATGGGCTTTCGGTTCCAAACTTGCGCCAGCCACCCAAACGGCATCGCTTCCCGAAATTCGCCATGTCCATGTTGAGGACGATGCGGAAGGCGTTGGGCAACATCTCGCCATCGGCCGATCTGACATCGAACGGGCCGTTGAGCGGTGCAAGGTTGAAGTCGCGCAGTGCCATTAGAATTTCACCAGCCAGTAACCAGCAAGGTATGGCGGCACGTTATTGTGGGCCAATCCACCACCAGTGTTGTCGATGGTCATGTCGCCAGTGTCATTGCCCGCGCCCAAGTCCCTCGCTCCCGCGAGAGTCGGGTCGAATCCTTGGAGAGTCCTGAAAGACGGGGATGCAGTGTGGGTGTGTGAAGGCATCTCGCCAATGGTCAGGATATGGGTTGCCTCCCCGCCTGGTGTGTAAAACGGATAGGAGCCGCCTTGACCAATCGGGAAGCGCCCTTGCATGTCCGGCAGTTTGAAGTTGTCCGTGGGGTTTGAAGCCACCCCGAAGTTGGTCGCATAAATCGAGAACAGATTGGCGTAGGTGGTTTTTGAAACTTCTTGCCCATTTGCCACCAAATATCCGTCTGGAACCAAGTTAACCGGCATCCAAATGATGGACCCAACCGGCAAGAACAGCGACGTGAACTGTTGCTTGAAGGTGTTGCTGATTGTTCCGTCAGCATTCAGCATCCACGAAAAAAACAGATTCAGCTTGTCATTGGTCTGGAGCAGCGACCTGAGTTGGGCACAAATGTCCCCCTCGAAATTCACTGGCTGAAAATCGACTGCTGTTATCGGAGAGGGAGTTGCCATATTCGTTCAAGTAAAGACCGGCACCCGGGATAACCCCAAAAACCGGAGTCCATCACGTCTCCAGCCCACGCATCCACGGGCACCGGTCAAAGTGTTCTGCACAAAAAGCAATACCGCGTTGGTTGGGGTAACTGCTGCTTCTCGCGGCAACGCACAATCATGTCGCGCGCGTTCTTCTGGTAACGACCGGCGTTCGGCCAGTTGTCGCTGAAATAAACCTCGGCCCGCTTCGGATCATCATCGTCATCCATGGTCGCGTTGCCTGTGAGGTAATTCTCAATCGCCTCGCGCACATCCAAGAAGTCCAGAATTTCCGATGTGTCAGCGTCAGCCCAATCCTTCTTGATGCCGTCCCAAAGGATCACCACGTTCTCGGTCGTCTGGACGCTCGGGAACAGGTAGAGCGATCCACGGTTCAAAGCCACGAACCCTTGGCGTGCGCGCGCTGGCTTGTTGGCCCCAGCGTTCATGTACTCGTCGCCAAGCTCAGGCCCGACCGGATAGTAGTAGGTGTAGTCACCCACATCGTATTCCGAGTAGGGCGCGTTGTAGGTGCCGCACCAGCACTGAGCATTGGCAACGTCGATCTTGCAGTCCATCTCCGGCCAGGTGATGGGATAATAATCCACCCGTTTGCAGGGCTCGTCGTTGGGATACACCCAAACACCCTTCTGCAAGATGTTACCGTCCGGCGCGTCGATCCGCGTGGCTCCGCAATGGAAGAATGTGTCCTCGCCAGCCGTCACGGTGGTATGGTTCACCTGAAGGCGCTTGACCCGGTATTGCAGGTCGATCAACCCGTTCTTGATCGTGTCCTCGTGACGGTCAACCAGTTCTTCAGCCTCGCCTTCCGGGAAGCATCGCCTTCGGACCAGCGCGCTGAATGCTGCGAATGTCATCAGGCAACTTTGGCTGACACCATGCTAACCGGCTCAACGATGGCCGGAACCGTGCCAGACTTCGCGATCACACCACTACGACGACCCGTTGGCGGGCGTGGAGGTGCGATGAAATCGCTGGCTTTGGGAATCTCCAACGGCGTGTCGCTGCCAGGATTCGGCGGCAGATAGTTCGGAATCCCGCCCGCCTTAACGACCGCAGCAACGGCCGGTTTTTGGCTTGGCTGGGGCGGAGCCCAATGTCTGCCTGCGACGGACTCGCTGCGCGACCGACGGGACTGTGGGGGATTTTTTTTTAAGCCCTCCATTGTGACCTCGTCGATCTCAACCACCCCGCCGCGACCATTCTGGGCCGCTTGGGAGAGTTCGTGGATCAATCGCTCGTCATCGGTTTGCAAGACCCCGACATCCCCGCCGATGTCCTGCCATTGAATACGACCACCCCAACTCGCGTTGATCGGGCGGCTGACAATCTCTTTTTTGAAGTAGCGCATGTGATGGTATGCTGGTTGTTGTGAAAAGGCGGGGATGACGTGAGCCACCCCCGCCAAAGCGTTGTCGATCCTTCGCGGGCCTTACGACGCGAAACCGTACAGATCGTAGTAGTTGCCGGAGCGAGCGCGGAACTCGGGCACCTCATCCGGGATACCGAAGATCAGCAGGCCGGTCTTGGCGCACTCCACAACGTTGGTCGTGGTGATCGAAACCAGCTTGCGGGTCTTGCTCGGCACCTGCATGACGCACATGAGTCCCGGGTTGACAGCGGCCTGTTCGGCGAGCGTGCCTGTTCGGTTCGTGACGGCGTTCGAGTTGATCGCCCCCATGTAGGTGACGCTCCAGTCGAAAATCCAGATGAAGTTGGATTGGTTCTCCAGCGGCGAGGCCCCCGAGGATACCGGCGCGGCCCGGCGCATGGCGTCGGAGTAGTCGTCCAAGGCATCGTGGGTGACCAAGCGGATTTCCACCGCCGGGTAATCCAGTTGGAACCGAGTGAACGCGAACCCGAACGGCGCTTGCTCCAACTTGGGATTGATGTCCATGTTGAGGCGCAGCATGTCTTGGGCGCGATCCTTGAAGTAGCGCAGGAACCCTTCCCAGATGGTCGGGCGGAAGCGGGAGGGCATCCACAACTCGAACACGCGATCCATCGGGCTGCCAATGGACTGACGCATCCGCATCATCTCGTAGATGTCGTCAAACAACTCAGGGAGGTTCAGCACGTTGCCCTGCAAGTCGCGCACCCGGTCGCACTCGGCCATCAATTCCAACAGACCGATGGCGTTGGCTTTGCGCCCGATGCAAACCCCCTCGTAACCAGTCTCGATGTCGGACTCGGGGAAGGTAATCTGCTCCAGGTTCGGCCACAGGTTGAGCGTCTGATTCGGCAACGCCTTGCCGAAGAACGCCTGGCACGCGGTGCGCTTCTGGTAGCCGTCAATGATCTGGCGGTTCCACTCCACCTGCGGCACGTAGAGAAACCTCTTGTAATACGGGTTGTTCTCCATAACCGCCGCCATGAAGTCGATGGTCAGTTGGTCCTCGCACAACGTGTAACGGCTGGTCTCCGTCCAGAACGGCACGTTGTTGTTCGTGTTGATCGCCGGGTCTTGCGAGCAAAACGTTTCGGGGTCCGCGATGTTTGCGGTGCCGCGAGTGAGCAGGCCGTAGGTGGTAGGGAAGGTGAGGGCGCTGGCGGGCAGGAAGGAGTTGCCGTTCTCAGACACCAAATAGAGCCGCACGTTGCTGCCCTGAATGGCCGCGTCCACGATGCGCCACGCGGTATGGGTGGTCGTTCCACCCGTGGTGCGCGAGTCGATGAACACGCGCTGCTTCGCGGGCCACCAGCTCACATTGGCTTCGAGCCCGCTCTGACTCTGCACGTCCACCAGGTGGGTGTAGGCGTCGCCGTTTGGGGCGGTTCCGTCACCCGCCACACCGTTGGAAATCGACCAATACTCCTCGTTGAGCGGCTGCTTGGAGCCCATCATCACGAAGGGCTGGGCCTCCATCAAGCCGGTGCTCAGGCGGTTGCGCTGGATTTTCTTCGGCGAAATGAAGCGCGACGTGGCCCGCAGGAAATCATACATCCCGAGCCGCTTGCGCTGGCAAGCCGCGCCCATGAAGTCGATGTTGACCAGTTGCGACAGGGCGCGAAAACGCTCATTATCGTCCTGATAGATTGAGGCCAACTCGTCTGCCGTGGTGGGGGAGACTTGACAAAGTGTGGGGCCACCACAGTGCTCGATGTCCGTCGAGGCCACCGCAGCGCATTTCTCAAAGATGCTCTGACTGATTGAAGCTGCCATAAGGTTGTGATTTGGACCGGCTTCGAGCCAAGCCCTGTTCACCCCTTATTAAATCAGAACTTTCCAGTCAGGATACCTTTCATCCACGGAGGCTGATTGGAAGCCACCGATGGCGCGCCACTGGTTGACACGGCACCCGGAACATGGCTCGGGGAAGGCGTTGGTGACGGCGTGTTATCAGCCGGTTTTGGAGATGGAGCAGCGGCCTGCTTTGGTGCAGGAACATGCGCGCCGTTTTTGACGTAGCCGAGGCGCTTCACCATCTCCTCCATCTTTTTTGTCTCCTGCGCGTGGTGTTCAGCGGCCTGTGAGGCGAAGCGATTGGTCAAGGCGGAGGCGATTTCTGGAACGCCAAGCTTCCAGTGACTCCGGCGCTGGGATTCGCTCATCTGAGCCCATTCATCCTGCGTGGCGAACCGCTTGCCGTCGTTGGAGGTCTCGGCTGCCGGGAGCGATTTGATGCGCTGGTCCAAATCCACGGCAAAATCGTAGAGATAGCGGTGCTTGGGGTCCGCATCGTTGTATTGCACGGCACTGGTCATCAGCCCGGCCAGCGTTCCGATGTGGTCGGCGGCGGAGCGGGCGACGTTTTGAACGATGTCATGGGCCAGCGGGTCCGACTGGAGCTTTTCCGGGCTCGTGAATTCCGCATTGATAGCCGTTGCAATTTGCTTGGTCGCATCAGCCGCCAGACTCTCCACCATCGGCTTCAACTGGGCCTGCTTTTCAGCCGCCTCGATCTTTTGCCGGTAGGACTGGTTTTCATCGGCCAACTTCTTCAGCTTCGGCTCCATCCTGATCTCCACCCGGGCGTCCTCGTAGTCATCTGAGCTGTATTCCGGCTTGTTTTTGGCATACCACGAGTCATGCGCCTCGTCCTCGGCGTCAAATTCCTGGCCTGGGTGCTCCTTCTCCCATTGGCTGACGTAGGACTCCTCCTTGGCGGTGTACGCCTTGATTTCGTCCACGATGCCGCCGTACTTGTCCGGGTTCAACTCAGCCATCTTCTTCAGCACGGGAATCTTGCGGCGCACATCCTCCGGGAGCCCGCTCAAATCCTCTTTCTTGGCCTCTGGCGGTGCCGCAGGAGCGTCTTTGGCGCGCATTGAGTCCAAGACAGTCTTGGTGGCACCTGCTGCCGCCTTGGAGGCAATATCGGCGACATCAATGTCCGGCCGGGGGGCCACGCGGCGCGGCTTTCGGGCCTCCGGTGCGGGCGTATCGTCAGCGGGAGTCGGGGTAGCGGTTTCCGGCGCAGGCGCGGCAGCCTCCGGGGCCTTCTTTGACTCCGGTTTCGCTGGCTTTGGCACCGTCAAGATCGTCGCGATGGCCTCCTTGCGCAGCTTCTCGCGCGCTTCGTCCATTACGCCCGAGTTTTTGGCGGGTGGCTCAGGCTTGGCCTCGGGTTTCGGTGCTGGTGGAGGCGCGGGGTCAGCCTGCGGTGTCAGGTTGGGTGGGGTTGGGGGCTTGGGCATGTCCAAGCTGGGCATTGAATCTCGCATGATGATGGATGTTTAGTGTTTGACCTCGAAAGTGAATCGGGATGGTGTGTATCTCCCCTCGCGGAATGACTTGATGATCTCCAGAAACGCCTCCAATTCCTTCACACGCACAATGGCTCGGGCAGGATCGCCCACAGGCGCGGGGATGGTGCCTCCCAACACGCTGGTTTTGGACATCAAGGCACCGATCTCAGCCTGCTTGGCCGCGATCTCGTGCTCGATGCACTCGCAAAACAGGTTGGTTTCAGTGGAGGCGAGCCATTTAGACAACTGGACCAACTGGTCCTGCGGGAGGGGGTATTTGGCTGGCTGGAGCATACGGAGGTTCGGGTGATGGACTGGCGGCTATGGCCACCAATTGCTGGAGTCTGGTCGCCAAAGTTGAAATAGCTTGGGCCTGCTGCACGTCGGTCTGGTTAATCTTGCCAACCTCGGAAGCGATCTGCGCCGTGACCTGCGCGATCTCGTTCGTCTTTTGGTTGATCGGCGCGATCACCTCTTGGGTTAAATTATGGCCGAATTGGGCGATATTCTGCTCGATCATTTGCTGTGCGCCTTGCGCCAACGCTTGGCCCTGCTGCTGCATTTGTTGCGCAATCTGTTGCTGGCCCTGCTGAAGCTGGGAAATGGCTTGGGCGATCTGAAGCTTGTCCTGCTCGGCCTGCGCTTGGGCCTGCTGCGCGGAAGCCTGTTCCTCGGGGGATTTGTCGCGAATCTTCAACTTGAAGTCGGGCGGCAAACCGGCGTAAACCAGCATCTGGTTGAACGTCTCGACCATCTGCTTCACGCCGACCTGCTCGACGATCAATGGATTGGAGAACGCCACCTGCCACGCTTGCAGCATCGCTTGGGCGATCTTGGAATCCTGGATTCGATTGGCACCCTCACGCTGCGATGAGAAGCCATCGAGCCGGAGCTTCTTCACCTGCGCCTTGATGCGACCACCCAGCAGCCCATCCTTGCCATCCTCCACATCAAACCCGAGGCGCTCCAAAGTCTTCTTGTCTTGGCCACTCAGCTCCGCGACCTCCACCCAGAATTCGTCCTTGGAGTAATTCAGGAGACCGTCATAGATCATCTGCTTGCGCGCGTTCTGGCCCGCGTCCACGGATGCCCCGGTGAACTCCAGGCGCACGGAGTTGTTCGCGGCGATGATCTGGGTCTCCGTGGCCGATTGCTCGTGGCTGGCAGCCCCGCCAAGCTCTTGCGGGGAGAATCCTAGCACGCGCTCCATGAGGCCCAGAAGGCTGATGATAGCTCCCTCGATTTGATCCACTGGCACCTGCGGAAAGTTGACCATCGAGAAAGCGTTGGCACCACCGACTTGGCCGATCTGCGCGTTCCGTGTTGCGGAGTAGCCAAGAAAAGTCAAGGTGCGGTATATCTTTTCACCGAGGTTTTTGACCTGGGAAACATCCTCATCAGAAAGTTGGTCGGTATTAAAGAACACCGCCTTGGCCAAGTTCTGCTTCACCGACAGAATCTTCTGCGTGACCAAGTTGGAAAGCATGTCCTGAAACGGCACGGTCTCCAGAGCCAATGAGGTGGTCATCTCCCGGTTCTGATCCGCGTCATACTGGAACAGGCAGTTGGGATTGTATCCCAGCGGCTCCATGTAGGTGATCGTCAGGTCGTTCGCCATCTGGACGCGCATCCACACCGGATACTCGTAGTCGAACAAGTCCCACTCCTTGGGCACCACCTTCATGAACAGGCTGGTGACCACCACCGCAGCGTCATATTGGTCGGACTGGTAGGTGAACGCGTTGTTGGTCCGGTCGTTCACACCGATTCCCGGGCTCATCACCATCGAATTCGGGAAGCTGATGACACACGGGTAGAGCATCTGGTAAACGCTCCACGCCGGGCTGGCAAAGAACTCCATGCCACCGCCGAAAGTGATCTTGTCCTTGTTCCACAGGTGTGACTGCGCCTTCACCTCGCCGTATTTCTGCAAGTCCCAGTAACCGCTGAACGTGCAGCCGATGTCGGCGTTGAACGTCGAAGCCTGATAGGAATCATCAAAGAAGCAGCGGGTCGGATGCGGGATGGCATATCGAATACCCTCCTTGACCACCTCTTTCTTGCCGTCAATCACCTGCTCCTCGCGATACCAGCTCTCAGTGGGGAAGTTGAAGCACTTCCCGTACAGGAGTTCTTGCAGGATGGACTGCTTGTCGTTCTCCCGGTAATTCATCTGCTCCGTCATCTGGTTGACGCGGGCAGTAACGATGTCGCACTTCATCCGGTTGTCCGCCGTGAGGGTCAGCGGCGCGTACTTGTAGAGCGGATAGACATTTCGGTCGTTGAACAGCTTGGCCCACCGGATTTTGACGTAGGCGGCAGTGAGTGGGATGAAAACTTGGAAGAACGTCGGGAGGTCGAGCTTGTAGAGCTTGCCGTCACCACACACGTTGGGACAACCGGCTGGCAACGGCATCTGAAGTCCATTGGCCCCCACCACCGGCACCAAGCACGACTGGAGACCAAACTCCATCGCGGCAGACAGCACCTTGTCAGTCGAGAAATTCTTGTCGATCAATCCGCGAACCAGAGTGATCGTGGTTTGGGCCTGTGCCGCGTCGAAAGCCGTGTCAATGGCGTAGTAGTATCGCGCGCGGGAACAGGAGCGTTGGAGCCCGGTGCGAATGCGGGACCAGCAGAGGTCGCGAAACTTGGCGTTTTTGTCCGAGAGCACATCCTTCTCGAACTTCTCCTTCAACTTCTCGGGAGTGCCCCCGACCGATTTGAGGTGATTTAAGTCCCACATATCACGAGATGTCGATCACCTTGGATTTCTGTTCGTTAATGCGCTTCAAACCCCGGCGCAGCAGGTGGCGGCGGAGGTGTTGGGGTTTGATTTGGCAGAATATCTTCACGATCAATCGTGGCTCAACCAGTGTTCCGTCGCAGTCGAATTTCACTCCAGCGCCTTGGGAGACATCCAGTGCCACGTATTTTCGGGCTGACCGGTCGGCCACCAGCCTGCATCCCGTTGCGCGGATCACCACGTCTTGGCAGCCGGGTTTGGCGGACGGCGTGAACTCGACCGTGACTTTATTTGCCCCGGCCATGCAGGATCACCATCACGCCGGGCGGCATCTTGTCGCCGATCTTGTTGGGCAGGCCACGGTGCGGCGCTTCGGACTCCGCAGACTCACCTTCCCCACCACTGTCATCCCCGTAGCCCTCCACGGTCTCAATCTCGCCTTGGACGGACGTTGGAGTCTTGCCTTTGACGGTGAAAGTAAGCGTCTTGGAATCCCCGGGCTCGCAGTCCTCGAACAACTTGGCCACCTCGGGATTGGTCGTATCAATGGTAATCATAAAAGGCTCCACCAACGAAGGTGGTTGCATACAGAATACAGGTGTGCCACTGTTCCGCAAGGGCAATCATGAGTATCCCTATAAGGATACTTAGGTATGCTCCGCGAACCATCACACGCCATGCCGGAAAAGCGCGCTCCTTGGGCTCCAGATTTGGTCCCCAAAGGCTACCAGATATACAACTGCTACAAGCGATACGTGCTTGTGGATGGGCCGCGCAAATCCGCCAAGACAATCTCCAATCTCCACAAGGTCGTCCGCCACGCTTTCGAGTTTCCCGGCGCGCGGGTAGCCATCGTCACAAAGACCACGCGGAACGCCAAGTCGGGCATCTGGGAGGACTTGCTGCGGTTTGTTCTTCCAAAATGGGAGAAGGCGGGCACCGGGTTTATGGTTACAAAGCCGTCCACGATGGCCCCGGACACCAAGATGACCTACATCCGAATTCGCTCGCGGCCTTACCGTGGGGAGGATGGTCAGACGCATTACGGCGAGTCCGAGATACAGCTCCACAGCATCGAACACACGCAGGAGGCCGAGGCCAAGTTCAAGTCGATGCGGTTCTCCATGGTTTACCTCTCGGAGGCTGACCAGTGGGATAGCCGGAATGTGTTCACTATCCTATCCCAGCAGTTGCGGATGCTCGGCCCTCCCGCGCCGGGCGAGAGTTGGGCCTTCGCGGATCACCAGATGATTATCGACTGCAACCCGCCCGAGGAGGGGGAGCAGCACTGGATTTACGGTCTGTTCTGGGTTGAGAACGCGGTGGACAAGCCGGACAGTGAGCGCACGGTCGATCAACTGGACTATCACCGGATTGGCTTCACTCTGGATGACAACACGAAGCTCGATCCCAACGAGCGCCGGGAATTGGAGAATAGCTGCCGCTACGATCCTAACCTGTACGACCGGTGGATTCTTGGCAAGTGGGTGCGCGACCTTTCCAACACACTGTTCAAGGGCGCTTTCTTCCCGCAGAGGCACATCATCGGCCACACGCATGGGCGCGAGGAGGATTGGGAGTTTATCGTGCCCACCGAGAACTGCTTCGAGTTCTATTCTGGATGGGACTTGGGCGACAAGAACAACGCCATCGAGTTCGCGGTGAAACGCGAGTTCGGAGGCTCGGCTGCGTCGTGGGACTTTATCGATGAGGTGGTTTACAAGCAGCAGATGATTAAGACCGCCGACATCGTGGAGGCCGTCATGGAGGTCATGGACTTCTGGGAGGACTACGTGAAGACCAACTACGGCACGGCGAAGGTGCAGTGGAAGCACTGGTCCGACGACACGGCGTTCAACCGTTACCGCGCAGGGTTGGACACGTTCGACTACATGATCGTCCAGCAGGCTTCAGCCAACCGAATTCAACTTCGGCCATCGACCAAGGGCCGCGACTCGATTAAGTTGCGGAAGAACATGCTGCGCAAAATGCTGTTCGAGGATCGGGTTCACATCTCCGCGAGGTGTCCTCATTTGATCGAATCGTTGTCGAAAATGAAACCCGCAAAAGCCAGAGGCCAAGTGATCGAGCCTGACTCGGAATACAAGCACGCCTTCGATGCCTGCACCTACCTGCTGGGCATGGAGTGCCCTCACGACCTCGCCACGCGCTTGAAACCTGCCACCAATCACATAGTCTCCATCCCCGCATGAGCCTCAGGCCAACCATTACCTTGGATCGCGACCGGCAGTTGTGGATCATTGCGCGCGGCGACTGGGCTATCCCGATTCATACCGCGCCCTGCTCGATGCCTGACGGCCGAAAGGGCGAATACGTCGCGGCGGCTGTGGTGCTCAACGGCCCGCAATACGCGATGCTGAATCCCATCCTCAAGGAGTTTGCGCTCGACGATTTCGGCGTTTACTGGGTGGTCAAGCCCGGCACCGTCGAAAAACTGGCCACGCAAGCGCCCGGGATCACGGCGGAGATTTACCTCAAGTGGCCCGGCGTGAAGGCCAACCCGTGCCGCGAGGTGTTTGTGCCGGTGGAGACGCTGCCGGATGGCGAAAATGTGGATTTCAAGCCGGGCAAAGAACCGGAGCGATTTCTTAGGCGCGTGGCGGAAACTGGCCTTGTGACGTTACCTCAATTGAAGGTCATTTGGGCTGTGATTCAAACCGAGGCGGCGCGCTATCTCTACCAAAGCAGGAAGCCTCTTGATATGGGTTTCTGTGTGCTGCACGCGGTGCCATTCCGAGCAACTTGGAAGGCTAAGATGATCTCTGAATTCCCGGAGTTAATCTCTGTGATGAAGCTTCCAAAGGCCGAGCGTGCCGCCGCATTGGCCTCAATGACCATCGGTGCCCGGCTCAGGTCCACGGACATGATCGAGTTCGATCCCAACGCCGGTGTGATCGGTTGGACCATCGAGGCGGTTCCCACAAAATCGTGGCTGGAATGGGTGAAAACTCACGAAACCAGGCAACTGGCTGCACAGGGTCCGGTGAATTACGTCCACCGCTGGAGTCAACTCATACGCAGCACATCATCCTCAATTTATGAAGTCCTCAGTTCTTGGTGCGACCGCGCTGCTTGCGAATTCGCGGCGCTGGATTCGGGCCGCAACGGCCTCGGTCAGATGTTCTGCCGCGCAGTTGGGAAAGGTCGCGTTCGCAAAATGGCTAATCCACAACCTGACACTCAATTGCGATATTCTGACCCGACATTGGCCATCAGCGGTCCTGAATCCGAAGAAGATGGAGTTCAGGAACCGGAGAATGTCAGCTTGCCACCAATGCCCGCTGTTCGACTGGAACTTGAGCACCTGCGGGACGCCGTGCCAGATGTGGGAGCCGGAGCCGGGAGTGAGGGAGCAATTGGGCTGCGCGTGCCCGATCAACGTTGCCAGCTTTCACCCGCAGAAGGATTGCTGGCTAGCGGTCAATGATCTGGAGATTGACGGATACCATGGCTGGGAAGCCGATCTTCGTCCGTTTGACAAAACCTAGGCACCAAGGTATGGTGCGGGGAATGAAAACCTTATGCAAACCATCAAAGAGAAAAACCCACACGCCGTCGCGCTTGGAAAGCTCGCGCGAGGACACACATCGCCAGCGCGGAAGCGGGCTTCAATCGCAAATGGAAAACTTGGTGGGCGTCCGAAAAGTTCCACTACGAAAGCTTTGGAGGCCAAGTGGTGAATTTGCGCTCGTCGATGCTGAAGACTTTCACCTTGTGTGCCATCTTAAGTGGAGGATTCACAGCGACGGATACGCTATCACATCACAACTGGGACAGCCACAAACCAAGCGAACAAATATCTACATGCACCGCCTGATAATCAAACCCGGCAAAGGATTACAAGCGGACCACATAAACGGGAACCGGCTTGATAACAGGAGATGCAATCTCCGCGTTGCAACATCATCACAAAACAACTCGAATAATTCACGTCGAAGAATTGGATTAACCGGCTACAGGGGAGTCTCTTGGTGTCGGCATAGAGAGAAATACGTGGCAAGAGTTCAACACAAAAACAAGGAGTTTTTTCTAGGCTCCTACAGCGACCCAAAATCCGCTCACGCCGCCTACGTGAGAATGGCAAAGAAACTCCATCAAGAGTTCTACAATCCCGGAACAAAATGAGTGACACCGGCTCCGTCTCCATCTCCGAGGAACCCGTCGAGAGCGATCTCCCGGTTTCAAAATACAGCGCCAACGTCAAGGTCACCGATGCTGAGGCGGCTCAGGCGGCGCGTGATTGCGGCATGGTCGGTTTACGCATCAAGAAGGTGCGAGCAGCAGCGAGGATGGGAGCCTTTCTTGACCAAGAAGGGGTCATGAAAATCGCGAGGTTGTATATCCTGCGCAACATCGACAAAATCAGCGATCTCCAGCGTGATTTGGAAAAGGATGTGGACGACTGCAAAGACCCTGAGATCAGGGCTCAATTGCGCGCAGTGCAAAAGGATTTGATGGCCAACGAAACCCACGCCATCGGCACCATGATGAAGTCCTGCGTGGACAAGGCGGTCAGTGACGCCACAGCGGCTCTCGTCCCCATGGCCGAACCCCGCCAGCAAGTCACGCCGCAGGTTGTGGTCAACGTGAACCAGCCCACGCCGGAGCCGCGACAGGTGGTGGATTTGGCTCCTTGAAAAGATTTTGAAAGAAAAAGATTGATCCGCGAATACAACTGTATTACAACACATTCAGTCAAATGAAGCGCACCAAAAAGAAGCCCCAAGGCGAGTTTCCAGACATCGTGCTGATCCGGGTTCGACCCGGCATCAAGGGCCTCCTGAAAGACAAGGCGGCGGAGATGACTCGAAACGCCCGCAAGAATGGTCGCAGAATCCACCATCCGTATTCCGTCAGCGAGGTCGCGCGTTTCGCAATCGACAACCTTTTGATGGGACCGGAATAATCAAAATCCGACTCATTCCAATTTCATCCATCACATGAAAATAAACCCATTCCTACTCACCGATTTTTACAAGGTCGCCCACGTTTTTCAGTATCCAGACAAGACCGAGTTTGTTTACTCCAACCTCACGCCTCGAAAGTCGCGCATACCCGGGGTTGATGAGATGGTGTTCTTTGGCCTTCAGTATTTCATGAAGGCGTACTTGCTGGAGTATTTCAACGCCAACTTCTTCCACCGCCCAAAGGCCGAGGTGATGGCGGAATACAAGCGCCGGATCACAACCTCGCTTGGCGGTGACTTGCCGAGCTACTCCCACCTTGAGGCGTTACATGACCTCGGCTTCCTGCCGATCAAGATCAAGGCGCTGCCAGAGGGATCGCGAGTCCCGATGCGGGTGCCGTGCCTCACCATCATCAACACGCTGCCGGAGTTTTACTGGCTCACCAACTTCATCGAGACCATCCTCTCCACGGCGATCTGGAAAGCCTGCACGTCTGCCACCATCGCCTACGAATACCGCAAGATTCTGGATCGCTACGCGGCTGAAACCGGTATGGCCAAGGAGTTTGTGCAGTGGCAGGGACACGACTTCAGCTTTCGCGGAATGAGTTCACTGGAGAGCGCTTTCGTTTCCGGAATGGGCCACCTGTTGTCGTTTACCGGCACCGATTCCATCCCGGCCATCGACGCGTTGGAGCAATATTATGGCGCGAACTGTGAGAAGGAATTGATTGGCGGAAGTGTCCCAGCCACCGAGCACAGTGTGATGTGCAGCGGCCACAAGGATGGCGAGCTTGAAACCTTTCGACGACTCATCACGCGCATCTACCCGGCCGGAATTGTGTCCATCGTCTCGGACACATGGGACTTGTGGAAAGTCTGCACCGAGTTCCTTCCGGCGTTGAAAGCTGAGATCATGGCGCGCAATGGCAAGGTGGTCATACGGCCCGACTCAGGTGACCCGGTGAAGATTATCTGCGGCGATCCCGATTCCTCGCATCCGGCGGCTCGCCAAGGCGTTGTGGAGCTTCTGTGGAACGTCTTTGGTGGAACCATCACGGCGACCGGTCACAAACTGCTTGATTCGCACATCGGGGCCATCTACGGCGACAGCATCACGATGGATCGGGCCACGCAAATCTGCGAACAACTGAAGGCTAAGGGATTCGCCTCGCAGGTTGTCTTTGGAATCGGTTCTTTCACCTACCAATACAACACCCGGGACACGTTTGGAACCGCCATGAAGGCCACCAGTGTGGTCATCGACGGGACGCGGCACGACATCTTCAAGGAGCCCGTCACGGACGACGGAACAAAGAAATCCGCCACCGGCCTGCTGCGCGTCCACTTGGATGGCGGGCGTTACCGGCTGGAGGATAAGGTGAGTTTCATTGGCGAGGCTCAAGGCGAACTCCAAACCGTGTTCTTGGATGGCAAGATCACCCGCGAGACCACCTTGGCTGAAATCCGGGCGCGTTTGATCGCATGAAAAACATCAGCCTTTACACGCTGGAGCGGATCAAGCTGACGCTGTTCCCGGATAATCATCCGCACGTTCAGTTGCAGGACATCGCTGCCGGTGATGAGGTGTGCGTTGTGTGCCCAATTCGGTCCAGCCAGGAATTGGTCCAGTTGCTGGAAATCGCCAACGCGTTGGATCACGCTTGGGCCAAGAAAAAGGAGTTGGTTATCCCTTACTTAATGGGCGCTCGGTTCGACCGCCTCATGCAGTTGGGTGACTCCGTGGATTTGGAGGTCGTGGCGAACGCCGTGAACTCCTGCGGTTTTGAGCGGGTCAATCTGTTCGATGCCCACAGCGATGTGGCCGCGCTCCTGATTCGCAACGCGAAGAACCACAACAACAGCCGGTTGGTGAAATCCTACGACAAGCCAAACGCCGTGTTGATCGTGCCTGACGCTGGCGCGGTGAAGAAGGCTGACAAGTATCTGGAGTGGAATCCAAACATCACCGATGTGGTCTATTGCCAGAAGGTCCGTGACCTGTCGAACGGCAATATCACCCTGAAAGTGCTGGAGCCTGGAAAGTGCGAGTTTCGCAACTGCGTCATCATTGACGACCTGTGCGACGGCGGCGCGACCTTCATTGCGATTGCTGAACAGATCAAGCCCGCGCACCTTACACTCATAGTTTCCCATGGGCTTTTCTCCAAAGGCTTCTCGGTCTTGGAGAAACACTTCCAGTCGATCATCACCACCGATAGCTATCGGCCCAACAACGATTCACCTATTCTCACCACCATCAAACTCGGTCTTTAATTCATCCACAGCATGAACCAATCCGTCCAAACCACCCAACCACAGGTCCCCGCCATCATCCAGAAACTTCGCCAGCCAATGGTGCTCGACGAGTTCGCCAAGGTGCTTCCCAAAGGCACCGACGTTGCGCGGCTCGTCAGCACGGCGATGCTGTACATCCTCAACTGCAAGCAGTCTCAGGACTTGCTGAACTGCGACCCGGTATCCGTGCTGTCCTGCATCAAGAAAGCCTTCTCGTGCGGCCTCGAACTCGACGGCAGGAATTGCCACCTGATCCCCTACGGTCGCACCTGCGAGTTCCAGTTTGACTGGAAGGGGATTTACAAGCTCGCGCTGGATAAATACTTGGAGTCGGCGTTTCCAGGCATCGTTTACTCGAACGACACCTTGGAGTGTTGGGTGGGCGAGAACGGCCCTCACTTCAAGCATGTTTTCGATCCGGCCAAGGATCGCGGCGAAGTGGTTTGCTATTACTCGTGGTGCCGCCGTCGCGACTCCAACATCCCCGACGTGGAGTACATGACCCCGGAACAGGTGCAAGCGGTCCAGAAGCGCAGCAAGGCCCGCTCAGGCCCTTGGCAGACTGACTTCGACGAGATGGCCAAGAAGACCGTCATCAAGCGCCACTCGAAGCGGTGGGACATTTCTCCCGAGTTCAACTTCGCACTGGAGGCCGACGATAAGAACTTCATCGACGTGGACGCGCCGCCTGTCGCCGACACCGGAGTCGCCGCGATGCTCAACTCGCCCGCCCCCGCCGCCCTGCCTGCTGCCGCGCCTGTGGCCCGTCGCGGCCGTGGTCCGGCGAAGCAGGTGCAGGCCGAAGTCACTCCTACACCCCAAACGATTCCCGCGCCATCGACGGCTGATCCTGACAAGCAAGTCACGGACGCCATGTATGACGACTCCAACCCCGATCTCGGCCCGCAAACTCAGGCCGAGGCTGTACGTGAAAACGTGGCACCTCCATCAACTCCGCCGATAGCCCAGCCCAGCGGGCCGGTTAGCGCACCTGCCACCGCGCCATCTACAGCCTCGGCTCCTCCTCGCCAGCAGCAGAAGATGAGCCAGTTGGAGCGCATCAAGCGCCTGCTGGTCGATGACGGCATCGCCGAGGACGAGTGCATGGAGTATTTCCGCACCAAGGGCGGATTGAACGGTGCGCCGTTGCTGCCGTCGTCCTGCGCCAACTTGGAACAGGCGTCGCGACTCAGCGACACCACCGTGATGAACAAGATGCTCATCGGGTGGGATGAGATGTGTGAGGCGGTCTCGGCCACTCACGGAGCCTGATCTTTATGGACCCCAAGCCAACGACTGCCGAATGGCAGCCAATTTCATCCGCCACAAAGACTGCTAAGTGGGTCATTGTGAAAATGAAAGACGGCACGATCCATCGCGCTCACTGGGCCAGCGACCTTAGTGGCGAAGAACAGCCCGCGTTTCAAGGCTGGTTCATCCAGTGGGGTCGGGACATGAGCCAGATTGCGGAGCCGGTTCAGTGGATGAATGAGCGCGACTACGACAAGGCTTTTGGAGGGGCCGCGTATGGACCAAAGTAACCCAATCCCACAAGGCATCCACGTCGGAATGCCCGAGAAGGTGTACCGCGCCGCGCCGGGCATCTCCCAGAGCGCGCTGAAGAAGATGGAGCCCACACCGGCCCACTTCGTCTCAGCGATGTCGCAGCCACAGGAGCCGACCCGGGCGATGATTCTCGGAACGATACTGCACCAGATGGTCCTTCAACCTGATATTCGGCAGACGTGGGTGGAAAAGCCCAAAGGATTCGATGGGAGAACCAAAGAGGGAAAAGCGTGGCTGGCTGAAATTGGACCGGATCGCGAGACTCTGACTTACGAGGAATCGAGTGATATCTGCGGCATGGCACAATCCATATTGAGGCATCCGATTGCTCAAAGAGTGTGTAGAGACTCAGGAAGGCATGAGGTGGCGTGTTTCGAGGATCACGATCTGCATTTGAACGACGGCGAATGCGATACCCCGGTTCAAATTCGCCGCAAATGCCTCATCGACATCCTCGCCGACGGCTACCTCGCTGACATCAAAACTACCGAGGACGCGAGCGAGGATGCCTTCAGCAAAGCGATCTTCGACTACGGCTACGCCTGCCAGGGGGCCTACTACCTCGACATCGCCAATGCGCTGGAGCCGGAGAATCCAAAGCAGGGATTCGTGTTCATAGTCGTCGAGAAGCATCCGCCTTACGTGGTGATGATCTACGAGTTGGACGAGGCTAGCATCGCCTACGGCCGTCGCCAGTATCAACGGCTGCTGCGTCGTTACGCCCAGTGCGTGGCAACCGGCCAGTGGCCCGGCTATCCCGAGAAGTGCGTCAAGGTGGGCGTGCCGGACTGGGTGTTGAGGAGGGAGTCGTACGCTCCCATGTCCATGCCGAAAGATATAATGAGCTAACTCCAAATGATCCTCTCGCATACCGAAACATTCATTGAGATGTGGAATGCCGACGCCCCGTTCGAGGACATCGCGCGCAAGGTGTGGATCACGCCGCGCAGCGTCCCGCAGAAGGCGCGAAAGCTCCGGCTCCGTGGGTTCAATTGCAAGCCGCGCAACACCAAGCGGACCATGGTGCGCTACGAGGACGTGAAAGACCGGATCGACTGGACGCACTACAACAAGGACATCGAATCGACCACGGGCCTCACGGTCGCTCAAGTGGCGTATTACCGGACGAAGCAGCCACCGCCGCACAATCGGTCGCCACGGATGACCCCCGAACTTCTGGCCAAGAAATATCCGCTGGCCACGAATCCGAGAAACACATTCAGGGTTTTGTGTGACGCTTATCGACTCAGCGAGGCGCAAGCCAAATACGTGCTGGCCAGGATCGGCATACCGCGCAGCCTCAAGAACTACCGGAAAGGACGGGGCAAGTGACGGACTTCGTTTACGCTACCAAAGACCACCTATGGCGCGTCCGCACGAGCCAGAAGAAGACGGACAACGGCGACTGCATCCGCTACATCCTGGTGGGCGACAAGTGGCTGCCGCACTCCCAGATAAGCGAGTTTGACGCGCGGCAAATCCGATTTGACCACGGCGGCGGATGTCCCGATGACCAAAAGAGCAGACACGAGCACGGCCTCCCCTTCCTGACTTGACTTTCCACCTCCGCAACCTTTCACTCCAAACAACGAGTTTGACGACTCGCAAGACTATGAATCCGAATCTTTCATTGCCGCCAGAAATGGGTTTCTTTCGATGCCGCCCGGCACCGGAGTCTTGGCCCTCGTCAACTGGCGGCAATCAAGGATTTGGATCATGAGCATAATTTCTTCCTACGCGGCTCAGGAGATCGTCGAGCACCTGAATGCCAAGGCTGGGCGCAAGTTCCGGCTGATACCCACATACCTCACTCCCATTCGCCACCGGCTGGAGGAGGTTGACAACGACGTTGACGGGATCAAGGAGATGATCGACCGCCAGTGCGCCCTATGGAAGTGTGACGATCACATGGCCACGTTCCTGAACCCGACGACGCTGTTTCGGCCGAGTAACTTCCACCGTTACTACGACGACCGGGACTTGCCCGTCGCCAGCAATAAGCCGGTTGCGCCACGGGTGACCCCAGTTTGGGAGATGCGTAAACTCCTCGAAACCAAGCAAAGCGAATACGACCGCCTCACGCAGCAATGGGACTGCCTCCCCATGCCTGACGAGGTGCGCGTGAAGTGGAAGGCCATGCGCCAGTCCATCGACGACCTGAAGGCCAAGATTGCGAGCACACCGATATGAAAGACACGACCTGCAAGCATTTTAACGGCGTCCAAAACGAGTCCTGCAAGGCGGGGTGTCGATATGACGAGTTCACCAAGGAGCAAGGCAAGGACACGCTGCCATGCCTATTGTTTGGAGACACCTCCAAGCATCAAACGGTAGCCTCACGCAAAGCTGCCTGTCTAAAAATGGAATTACCAACCAAGGAGGAGTTGGATGTTGACCGGAAGCGAATCGTTGAATCAATGGAGCGTTTTGCCAAAGTCACCCCTCTGATTGGTCAGATCAAGCGCGCGAACAAAGGCCGGAACTGGCGAGGCATCGAAACGTGCCCTATCTGCCAAGGCAAGCTTCACATGAGTCACGCCGCCTATAATGGTCATGTTCACGGGCGTTGCGAAACCAAAGACTGTCTAGCATGGATGGAATGATATGAGCGCCACCACCTCCCCGCCCAACGGTTACGACCTGTCCGTGGTCAAGTGGATGCGCGAAAAGAGCGGCCTGATTCGTGGCTACATGGGCGACTACGGCCTGCGAGACGAGTATGGCGAGGAAGCCAAGCATCTGCGCGTGACCAAGGGTATGGTCCAACGCCTGTCCGCCGCCGATCACATCCGCCAACATTTCCCCAAAGACCTCGGGCTGTGGGACGAGATTTGGACGCCAAAAAGATAATGAGCTTCCAACGATTCAGTTATCTGGTTCAAGGCTTGTGCATGCTCTGCTTGATCCCGTTTTACGTTTCCAAATACGCAGCCACCGGAAATCTGTTCTACGCCGTCATGTTCACATCGTGCCTCATGGTGGCCATCGCCAACTTCAAAGTCTGCTACGACGAAAGAAACAAGTCATGACCAAAGGCCCCGCCATCTTCCTCCTCGGTTTCTCCTGCTGCCTTTTCTGCGTGCTGTGCGGCTGGGGAATGCGCCAGATGTCTGGCTGGGGAGTCCTGGCCATCATTGGTGGAATAATGGGAGCCGCCACCTGCACCTTCATCGCCGGTGAAATTGACACGCGGAAAGATTGAAATGAAAATACTGAAAATCATCATCAACAGCCTTGGTATAGCTTGTCGGGTTGCCGTGGTGGTCGCGCTTGGGTGCGGGATATTCATAATGGTGATGGAAATTCTCCACGACATTGTTTACGAAGCCGTCAAAGCCAAAGGCTACAGCATTGGATTTTCCAATGCAGTTGCCGTCACAACCTCCGTCGCGGTTTGGTGTGGACTTGGCGCGTTAGTGATTGCCCTGTTCGACCAAATTTCGTCACCCGAACAAAACAAGCCTGAACCATCAACCCCGCCGAAAAATGACCCCAACTGAATACCTGCCACTGGCCCAGCGCACAGAGAAGATTCCTGAAGGCGAAACCGACTGGGTGTGGAATGAAAAGGCCGCAATCGCATCGTGCTTGCAAAACGCGCTACAGGCTGCGGCTGCCGCGAACTCGGTCAAGCGATGGATTGTTTACGGCAAGCTGGAGCCGAATACTGTGATCGCTCAATTTAACCCGGAGGATATGTTCAAAGGCATGACATCCGTCGCGCAGTTCCGCATTATACACGCGCTATTGGGTAAGATTAGCGAACTCGGCGAATTGATCGAGTGCCTGCTGCCCGCGCTCACCACCCACTCCAGCGGCATCGTTGACACCGTGAACCTCCAGGAGGAGATGGGCGACGACGAGTGGTATGACGCGATCCTGATGAACGTGTTCCTCATCAGCCCGGAGGCCGTGTTGCAGTGTAACATCGACAAGCTGCGCGCGCGGTATCCCGAGAAGTTCACGGAGGACAAGGCGGTGAATCGGGATTTGGAGAAGGAGCGCCAGATACTGGATGCAGTGTTCACGCCACTGGAGGGATCGAAGTGAAAATCATTCTCGAACCGCGCGATTACAACCAAGACAGTTCGATGAAACACTACGCTCAAGAGGCTGTCATGATGGCCAGCATGGTTTGTATTCCGATTTCAGGAGGTCCGTTCGTTCAGATCACCAAGAACCGTTACGGGCCTCTGCCCGAGACTCCACTGCATTTCCAACACTGCGGCCTTTTGGACGATAACAAGTAAGGACCAGCCGTGAGCAATGAGCATCGACGCGCTAGCCGACGCAGAGGGAGGGAATCATGCTAAGCGTGAACTTCGACGACTCAGAACTCTCCACCTTTTTGCGGGGTCTGGCGGCGGAATATACGCCGACCGAATCCTCGGCCACCGAACCGTTGGATCAGTCGAAATCAACCCCTACTGCCAGCGTGTCCTTCTCCAACGACAACAAGATGGCGTCTTCGACCGGCATCCAGTTTTTGGCGACATCAAAGCGTTCGATGCGAAACCATTCAAAGGACTCTCCGATGTGGTTGCAGGGGGATTTCCTTGCCAAGATATTTCGCAAGCCGGAAGAGGTATTGGAATCGAAGGCCCCCGCAGCGGCCTCTGGTCCGAGTTCAAGCGCGTCGTTTCCGAGGTTCTGCCTCCAATCGTGTTCGTGGAAAACTCTCCGCGACTCCGAACCAAGGGACTCGCATTGGTCCTCGGTGATCTTGCCAGCTTGGGGTACGATGCGGAGTGGTGCTGTCTCGGCGCTTCTGATGCCATCTGGATTGCTGGCCCTCCGACGTTGTATCACTTCCGAAACCGAATGTGGATTGGGGCTACACTTCCCAACGCCGACCGCAGGGAGCCACTCACAACAAAAGAGCGTCGGAGATCACAGTCCTGTTCGATTGAGTCTTGTGGGAATGGCGCAGAAAGGCAAGTGGAAGGATGCGACACGTCTTCCAACTGTGACCGTTCACGGCAATTACAACCGCAAAGGAGCGTCAGCGCACAGCGGGGATGGGCTTGCAACGGCATTGAATCGGATTCCAATTCGTCTCGCAACCCCAATGAGCGGAATGGGACACGGTCTGGACGGAGGATCGAACTCCCGGAAGGCGCTGAAGGCGCGGTTGTCGGAGGAGGATTACAAATCCCTTCTTGGTGGTCCGCTGAACCCGCAGTGGGTCGAGTGGTTCATGGGATGGCCAATCGGGGCGACCGACTTGCAGCCATTGGAAATGGACAAGTGCCACTCTGCGCCGCAATGGCATTTCGGTTTCTGGTTGGAGAATATGCGGACCAACTTGCGGGCGGCGGAACGCCTGCTCCAATAAAATGAATGTCCTCACTCGACGATCAAGCAGACTTGGAGGCCCGCAATGCGTCTAATCCACGTAAGACCTCGCGCATGGCCCCGGACATGGCGCGTCTCGACCGGCTGCCACCGCATGACGTGGAGGCCGAGCAAGGGTGCCTCGGATGCGTCCTACTTGATCCTGAGACGAATGCCGACCTGCTACTCGAACAACTCTGAACCATCGAAGCCTTCTACGACTTGCGACACCGAGCCATCTTCGAGGTCATCCTTGGAATGCGGGAGATGAGGGTGCCCGTTGACATGATTACCTTTCCCACGGCGTTGAAACGATTAGACCAATTGGAGGCAGTTGGGGGGCTGGCCTACTTAAACTCCCTGATAGACGGGGTGCCCAGTGCCGCCAACTTGCCAACCTATGCCCAGTCTGTTCGTGATTGCTTCGTGCGCCGAAAATTCATCCACGAGGCCAGCGAATTGATCGGCCGAGCATACACCGGCTTGACCGGAACAGTCATCGAGTTGATAGATTCTCTGCAAGAGAGCGCGCTTGGATTAAGCAAGCTGATCGAATCCAAGGGATCGGTCCAGCCCATCGGCAACTTCGTCCAGCCCGTGGTGGATGCGGCCGAGGAAGTCCACAAGCTGGGCGGTGACGGCATCATCGGGCTGAGAACCGGGTTTCCCGACCTAGACCGTACGCTGGGCGGCATGAAGCCGGGCGAGTTGGTGATCCTTGGCGCTCGCACTGGCACTGGCAAAACGGCGCTCATGATGAACATCGCCAACAACTTGGCTGACTCCGGGATTGGGACTGGAATCGTGTCCACCGAGATGCCCGGCAAAAGCCTGACCTCGCGCGTGATCGCAACCCGGGCCAAGGTGAACATGTCCGCGCGCGGGATCACCAATTGGAACGACGTAGACTTTTTCCGCATCACGAACTGCCTCGGAAAGGTGAAGCGGCTGCCTATTTGGATTGACGAGCGCAGCGGGTTCACCACTTCGATGATGCGTTCCACCATGCGGGAAATGGTTAAGCGTTACGGGATCAAGATCGCCATGGTAGATCATGCCCAGCGTGTGCGTCATCCATCGGCACGGGATCGTCGGAATGAGGTGAGCGCGGTTTCTTGGGCCTGCCACGAGATGGCGTTGGAACTCGGGATTGTGGTGATGCTGGCTTCCCAGCTTGGTCGTGAGGCTGCCAAGGACGAGGATACGGAGCCGACCCTGATAAACCTGAGAGAGTCCGGTGACATCGAAGAGGACGCCGACAAGATCGTGCTGCTGTTCACCAAGGATCGTGCTGCTGAATCGTCCCGCTTGGTGTGTGCTAAGACAGCCAAGAACCGGGAGGGCAATCTCGGCAAGGACATGCTGACGTTCTTCGCCGAGCAGACGCGGTTTGAGTCGGCGTCGAAAGTTGAACAGGCGGATTATCCGTCGCATCAGAAGGATTGAAAAACATGACCAACCAAAAGTTCGCGCTGTTAACACTGAAACATTTTCAGAGACTTCATGCCGAGGCAAAGGATCAGCACAAGTTGAAGTCAAATCCTTACTGGGCTGGCAGGATGCATTCTCTGGCGGTTGCCAGCTATTATGTCCGAAGCCTGTGTCGCCGCCAAAAGATCAAGCTTCCGCGAAGACAGGGGGAAGTGTGAAATATCTCATCGGTTACTGGACCGTCGGCCAGCGCGTGCTGTGGAGATCATGTCCATCAGCAGCCTTCAAGGCACACACTGTCGCCGAGGTGTTCCCCAACGACGGTGGCGGAATCCTTGGAGCATGCCGACTTTCCGGGGTGCGCAAGCTCGCCAAGTTTGAGAACTTCTTTGATCCAATTCAGTGCCCTGTGATCGACCCAAGGATAATTGTCGGGGTTCAGGTGAGATGGGCCAAACTTATGGCCGAGTCTGGAACGTTCAGGAAGGATGGAACCGAAGTGCAGACTGATGAGTGGTCCAAATGGAAACGCGGATACGTGTCGGAGATAATTCACGGCCACGGCGGAGTGGTGGCTGTGCTTGTAAGTGGGCTGATGAGCGGCAAGATCAAGCTGGCCCTCGCGTTCAGGTCGCGCATCCAATACGTGGAACCCAAAACCAAGAGGGAGAGGAAGCATGAGCGATCAGAATGAACTGACCACCAAGGCGGCTTTCCTGGTCACCAAGCTGTTTACCGAGCACGGTGCCAAGGTGGAGGCGTCAAAGCGCAAGAAGGCCAGCCTGGAGTTCAAGCTGGAAGGAAAACCCGGAGGGCGTAAGCTGGTGTGCGAAATGTCCATCCCGTCCCATGATGAACACGGCTGCCCGCTTACCTACGAGCCGCGCGCGGAGGTGGAGCTGGAAAATCCCGAACAGGCGAGGTTGTTGTGATGCCAATGCGCTGGAGTAGCCGGGAGATGCCGGACTATCACGATGCGGGCGTTCACGATCAAGATGACGGATCACTTGTTGTGCGCGACGAGGTGGATAATGATGCGGAGGAAGGAGATGCTTCAAAGGCAAGTTATGCAAAGGATGACCCAAGCTGAGGCAGACGCTCATAACGCGCGTATTGCTAACGGAAGAACGGATAAGCTGTGGAAGCTTCAACAAGAAGTTTTAGCTAGGCCAACGCACCTATCGAATCCACCAGTTGACAGGGAGGCGATTTTGCACGACCAAATCCTGGCCGAGTGCCGCCGACGTGGTTGGATGGCTTGTCACGGACGAATGGATAAGGCCACCGGAAGAACCATTGGCGAACCCGACTTTATCATCTTCGGAGACCAAGGGCGCTGGTGGTGTATTGAGGCCAAGCGCGCCAACTCCAAGCTAAGGCCGGAACAGCTCGCGTTCAAATGTTATCTTGACGCGAGAGGATTTGAAGGCCGCTATCACGTCGTCCGCTCCATCTCAGAATTCCTAACCATCATCAACCAATGAACGACCCCAAACCCAAACGCGCATTCCAATCCCTCGCCTTGGCCACACTGGCGAAGTGCGATGCGATTTTACAGGACCGCGCCACCCAATACGCAGCCGATCAAAAGGACGGCTGGGACTTGCAACAGTTTCAGGCTCCGTTTTACGAGATGACGGTGGAGCACATCAAAAAGTCCCAAGCTCCTGAGGTGGTCTGCCAGCGGGCTATCCAAGCCGCTTGCTTGTGTGACGTGAAACTTGGCCGGATGAAGGGCGGATACAAAGAAGACACTTTGGTCGATTTACTATCTTACACCGCAGCCCTGAACAGCGTGCTTCACGAGATCGGTGGCGGTCAGGATTCATGAGTAAGCACGAAGAAATCAAGGCGATCCAGTTTTCACACATCGAAAATGACCAACGGCCATGGATCGCCATCGCGCAGCAGATTTTGGCGAAGCCTCATGCCAAGCTCGAAGAAGATTACATGAAATCCTGCGTCATCGGCCTGAGATCAATCAACGATCCTGACGCACAGAAGGCCGTCGAAATCCTCAACAGCCGACTCTCCAAAAAGAAACCATGAAGACTGCAATCCTCTGCTACTTGTTGAGCCTTTCACCAATCGAACAGAACGCGATCCGAATCGCGCTGGGCCAAGTGGAAAGCGGTGGCGTCGATACCAAGGTAGGCCGAGCGCGGGAAGTCTCTCGCTTTCAGATTTTACCACGAGTGTGGACTGAAGTGACTGGATGCACGCACAGCAAGGCGATCCGAGCCAGAGCCAGCAACTCGCAATCGGCATGGCTGGTGGCATCTCAAATCATCAACGAGCGCGCCGACTCATTCCGCAAGGTCATGGGTCGATGGCCAACCCCATCCGAGACTTATGGCCTCTGGTCTCGCCCATCCAAGATGTTCAGCAAAATCCACCTTACCTACAGCCTAACCCACCTGAGCCAGCGCGAGCGTGATCGCTGCATCCGTTTTCAGAACCTCGTGGAAGATTCACTCAAACCCAAGAAGCCATGACAAAACAGACCACCCCCTGCGTACAGTGCCACTCCACCAACGGCTGGTTCGAGCTTGAACCGGTTCAGCGATGCCGCCGCTTCGGAACGGGTGGCAATTTGATCGACGAGGACTACAGCAGTTCTGGGAACGAGATTCCCAAGAAACGCTGCAACTCCTGCGCCCACACGTTACACCCCGACTGCCTCACTGCTGATCCCCAACCACAATAATCTCACCACTCTTTTTGAACCAGGGCCGGAACACCCGGCCACGCTTCTCACCCGCCTCGCTGGCGGGTTTTTCTTTGTTGGTCGATGGAAGACCGCAGGCGACCCGGCGTAACGCCTCCTCAGCAGCGCGCCAGTCGATTGGTTTAAGTTCTTGCTTCATAAAGAGACGGCCCGGCGTCGGCATGGAGCCACACACCGGGCCTTGCATTTGGAACATCCGGCTGGACTTGCACCAGCATAACGGGGATTTCACCCGTCACCGGACTTGCATCTGCGGCGTGTCTGCTAGTTTCACCACGGTCGTTCCAAACACTAAACCGCGCAGTGATCCCCGATGGAACGTGGCGGGCTCGACGAGACTCGCACTCGCTAACGACCCGAGCGACAGTCGGGTTCCTCGGCACTTCAGATTCGAGCCCAAAGCATGGATGAAGGCCGGATTTGAACCGGCGACCTGGGGCGTTGAGCCACAATCAAGTGGCTCGCGGCTCCTGCTCTCCCGGACTGAGCTACTTCATCCGTAAAGATCGCACCCAAGCCAGTTTGTTTCCCGATCACTCAGCCGGTAGCGCCACGCGCACGCGGGCTGTCCAGCTTCACCGTGACCGGTCCCGGATTCAGAATCATCTCACGACGGTTCGAGTTACTTGCCTACCGGGTTGTTCGTGGGTGCAAATTCTGCAAGGGGCCGGAATTGAACCGGCATCATTGGAACCAAGCGCTTGATTCCGCAGAGCACATGAGCCGTCGCCCATGCCGCATTTATCAATGTCTGCTACCCGAGCGTAAAATGGCCTGCTTATGATCGGGTGGACCATGCTCGTCTTCGCCAATCAGGTCACAGGCGCTATTGGCGGACTCAATGGTTGCCACCGGGGACCGTGCTAGCGGTAGTCTTGCCAGTGCTGGCCATCTTGCGGAGTGAACCGCTGAATCCAAAATCAAAATAACCGCGACAAAAGTTGTGCAGACGAACGTTAAAATGTAGTCCGCATGGGCATTCGCAGTCAAAAACTGAAGGCGCATCAGGGAGTCACACCCCACCTTCGGACTGTCATAGTCCGTGTGCATCTACACCACTACGCCGGTGCGTCAGAAACCAACCACACAGAATACGTTTTGGCAAGTTGATTCACCATCCAATTAACCCCGGTGTGATGAACGGGCTCTGGTGATATTCCAACAATCTCCGCTCCTCATTCGACCACTCAGGAATCGGGATGCTCTTGAATCGCACAGTATTGGTCACGCCGTGGCCGTAAACCCACGCCACAAGGTTGGAGGACACGTCACCGCGCTGGATCACTTGAATGGCGTTGGCGGTCATGAGTTCGGCGGTTGCCCTGTTGGCCATCGGATCATCCAACCTCGTGATCTTCTCAGGTTGCACATGCGCCACAGTCACCCAATTGGTTTCGACCAGCCAGACTGGACGGGTGATCGTAACGCCCTCCAATTCCCAGCACACCTCTTTGATCCAATTCAAACCGAAATTGACGCGATTGGTGTTCGAGAGCAGGTCGATGCTGAAAATTTGCCAAGTGCCAACATCGGTTGTGTTGGTGGTGATTCCAGTGGCCTTATTCGTGGAAAGAAAAATTGTCTCGCTGGCGGTCGGCCTGGCATCATCTTTGTTGGTGGTGATAAATCCAATCGTTGTCGGACCTCGGTTCACCCAGCGATGGCCATTCTTATCCGGCTTGATGGAGGCAACGAATTCATTCCAATTGGTAAACTCGGCGGAAGACCCTCTGGTCATCCAGCCCCAAGCGGAAAATAACACGCTCAGCGCCACCAACCCGCACCACACGATTTTTCTTTCTCTGGATTCTCGAATGTTCATAACTGTTTGACGGGTTTCAACCGCCAATGCTCCGGCCAAAACCTGAGCGCCTTCAACCGCGCTACCTCACCAAGCAAGTCTGCCACTCTGGATGCGCGAATTTGCTCGGCATGGCTGATCGCCGAATCCCGATCCTTATGCCAATCCGGCTTGTGGTAATATCGCTTGTCATAACCCTCGCCACATGACACCACATCAGGCGACCTCGGAGATACCTCAACCTCGGCTTCCTCGATACCGGCTGTCAAGGCGTGCTTGGTGATAAAGACCTTCATGTTCGTCGAGGTGGTACTGTCTTTTCTTCTTGGTAAATCTTCTGCACATCCTCAACCGTTGGCAGTGTATCCTGATTCGGGGCGGACTTCTTCCTCTCCGCGATCCACGCGTGGTACGCGAACGTCATGTCAGGCTGAACCTTGTTACGAGCACAGAAATTCTCGAAGCATTCTCCGCCGCCAGGCTGAACGTCTGGGGCGGATTTTGGGTCCGCAGGCACAATCTCCACCGCCCCGTCGCGCGCGATGAAGTCGATGTCTTTGGGCCAGAATTCCGCCACGTCTTCCTCAAGGTTATTGAGAAATATCACGCTGTGAGAATCGGATGAGCAGTGATGAGCCACCACCTTCGCAACCCGACCATCCTTCAGATGCACATTCCAAACCGGCGTGGACGGCGTGGCCTTGGGCGCGTCGGAGCAGCCGCGCTGGCAGCAGGTTGAGTTGGGTTCTGGGGCGGGGTTCTCCTTGTTCCACGATATCTGCGCATCCACTTCACTTGGAAGTTGCAAAGTTGTCTTTCCGCAGGACATGCATTGAACTGCGTGCCACACAGCTGGCCAGCTTTGTCCGGCGTGTGGACAGATGTTTTCCGACCCACACTTGCAAGGATTCAAGCTCATGATTTTTGTATTACGAAATCAACCGCTGCACCGTCGTCCCCAGCGCGTTGGCAATGCGGATCAGCGTCAGAATGTTCGGCGCTCTCAAACCGCGCTCGACGCAGGACAGCGTGCCCTTGGATACGCCAGCCTTCTTGGCCAGATTCAAAAACGACAGGCCGATCTTCCCGCGCTTGGTCGCAATCCGGTTCCCGATGTCGATTTGCAATTGGAATTGCTGCTTCACTTGGCCGACAATGGGTTTTGTTAAAAGAACTGTCAACCACGAATTTCACTTGCCACACATTCCCCGCGCGATTACGTTTCAAAAATATGAAACCAGCAATTGTAGCACCCTCCGAAACCCACCCCACCCCATCCGCCCAAATTGGTGCCACGCTGCGCCAATGGGAGGCAGGCGAGATCAACCCTTCCGATCAGGTGGGCGGTCTCCTGCTGGCCGTCCGAGAGCGCAACGAGCTGCTGTCCGCGACTCGCCAGCATATCAAGATTCGTTTCACTCCGCGCGTTCAAGGCTTTCATGTGGACTTCTGGCTGGACGGCCAGCCCAAAGGATACGCGGAAATGGAGCATCGAGATGCGCACGCGGCGTTGGGTTTGTTCGTGGCTCGCAATGCCCACGCCTTGGGGTTGGAAGTGGAGAACGTTTAACCAAGTGTTAGTCGTGTGAACCGATAGCGTTCGACCATTTTATTAAATCCTTCCAGGAGCACCGTTCAGAAGCCGCTGATCCAGTTCGTGCCGCGCTATGACACACCGCTTCGGAATTGTCATTTCGCAGCACCACTGCGACTCAGTGTGCTCCACGTTCGCGCTGAGGGTGATGGCGGTATCCGTCTCACTAACCAGCCAGCCGATGGAGTGAATCACCATAGGCTTGGCAGGCTCGCGCTCGTCGGTCCATCCCGAGCGGTGGTGGGAGTCTTCCCAAATGATGTGGAGGAGGGTCATGATGGCTTTCTGTCTCGCCACCGACATTACGCCTTGGAATAATCGAGTCAAACATTTTCCTTGAATAAATTCCGAGGTGGAATACTGTCACCGCATGGACAACCTTAAAAAGTGGCGGTTCTTCCTGAAGGGTGGTGCTCACTTCGACATCAAGGCTGAGAGTTGCACTTGCAAGTTCAACACCGAGACCACCGAGTTCCACGGCTACAAGCTCGACGGTGTTGAAGGCCCAAACATCCTTCACATCGACATCAACCAGATCGCGGTCATTATCCGACTTTGAAAACCACCCCAACACTCAAGGCGCGCATCATCGACCCTGCCGAGCGTGATCTCCACCGGTTGAAGCCCAATAGCCGCGTCTGCACGTCGCTGGCGTGCATGCGGATTGCGAACGGAAACAAGCAGTTGGAACTCGCCAAGACTCTGGGCGTAACCCAAGGCCACATTTCCAAGCTGGAGTCCGGTGCCGACTGCGACCTCACCCTCGGCCAGATCAACGACTACGCGCAGGCCACCAAGTGGGGGCGCAAGCTCACCCTCATACTCGACGTGAAGACGGGGTTTTGGAGGGTGGCCAAGTGAGATTCGCGATCTTGGTGGTCCTGATGTCCGCCGCGTCGGCCATTTCCGCGTTATCTTGGAAGCGCGCCAAATCCGCGACCGAGGATTCCCGAGTCGGCCTCCAACTGCTGGGCTATCACGTCATGGACATGCGGAAGGTGTTCGATCCAAAACTCAACTACACGGACACCAACACGGGGCATATGTACGCGAGTGGAAAGCTGATTGGGTTCACACTGAAGTCCGACCCCGATGCGTGGAAAGAAGCCAAGCAGCGCGAGGGCTACGAGTTCGCCAAGGGGTTCATTCGGTACGTCAAGGAAATGGAGGGCAAGTGAGAGACCAAACCCAAGACTGCCGCCACTTCACCAGCACCAATCAGTATCGGTGCGCGGCCAATGTGTGCTACGGCAGTGTTTGCAGCGCGGAGATCGTGCCGTGCGTGTTCATGACCGGCAACACATTCACCATGTCAGAGCGCCGGGCCGCGTGCCCCAAGTGCGAGTTCATTCCAGACGACCGGCTGGCCAAGGAAAAGGCCGAATACCTCGCCGAGTTCCGCGCGGATGTCGAGGCCATGACCAAGGCTGCTTCATTTTGGTTGCCACACCTTCAAGGCATGGAGCCAGACCTAATGACACGGAAGGCGGAACAGGAATGCCCCAAGTGTGGCGCGTTCTGGCTTACCATTGAGTTTGACACATGGGGCACCGAGCGGTGGATGTCTGGCCGGTGTCTGAATGAGAAATGTCGCCTCACTTTTTAACCTTCTTGCGCAACTTCTCCAATTCCACCACCAGCCCGGACACGAACACGGGCAAATCCTTGGCCGTGAGCCCCCCGTCCGATGGCATCTTCGCCGCCTTCATGATCGCCAGCAACAGGAGCCCGCTGGAATCGGCATCGTTCCGAAGTATGCCTTCCCGCATGGACAGTGGAACCGGAGCCACTGGCGGGACAGCCTGGGCGCGCAGCAGGTTGTTCTCGGCAATCAGGCCGACGACCTGTTGGCGGAGATTCCGATTCTCTTGGAGGAGTTGGGGGGGCTGGAGTTGTTGGATGGTCATGAGGGGATGGTAACTCACCGGCACTTGGAGCACAACCACTGCGTGCCAGACCACTCAAGGTCGGAGTCTTGGAAATAGTCGTGGCAGAGGTCGCACTCAGAGGTCACTTCTTTTCCTCCGTTTCAGACAAGGCTTGGCCCGTCTCGCAATTGGCGGCGTGCTCACCATCCCAGTTGAAGCACCTTTGACAAAGACCGGCCTCGTCCACGCTAAATTTCATGGCCATATTTTTCCAGTGTTCCACCTTCTCTTTCAGCACCCGCTCGCGGCCGAGCGCGGCGGTGAGTTGGGAGTCCCGCTGGCGGATGGCGTCGAGGCATTCAGTCAGCGCGCGGTAAGCGTTAATGCCCGGCTGAATCGTCTCCAACTGTTCTTGTCGCTCTTTGGTCAATTGCCCTCTCCTTTCGCGCTCAGGGCGTTCTTGGCGATGTTCAGTATTTTATCCGCGAACAGGTCGTAATCTGGATAGACGCCGGTTCTTTCCTGTGAGGCCGCCGCAATAGCCTCCAGCGCCTCTTTCCAAGAATTGGACTCGGCGTGTGATGGAATTGGACCAAGCCAATTGCTGAATGTGATGACCTGTGCCGACAAATCGCCAAAGCTGGCTTTCAGTACGCCATTTCTTATACTGACCTTGGCGGCGACATCTTCACCGAAGAAGCGAAGCCAGTAATATCCCGGCTTATCCGGCACGCTGGCTGGTTTATTTTCAGTGCTCACACACCCTCCTTCGGCCAGAACAAAACCTCGCGCCCGTGTTCGAGGCGGTAAATCCTCAACCCAGATGCCGGTCTCCAAATAGCCTCGCCATCACGTCCCGGCTGGTCGAAGAAAAGGACTTCAACCCCGGTCCCTCCACCGCCGGAGACCATGCATCTTAAATGACAGTCTCTCAGGGCCATGGGCCGGATGCCAGTGGCCTTTGGACGGGCCACAACTACTTGATGTCGGCGCACCACAAACTCATGCCACTCTCGCCCCTCATCGTCGAGCACACCCCTGTACGGATTTGGCGTGCGCGCCCACATCGCAGGCAGGCCAGCAAACAACCCCGCCAGGGCGGCGACCACGCGGGAGGTGAAGGAGCGGCGGGTTATGGGGGTCATGAGGTTATTCGGTCGGGAGTGTGATCTTGTCCAAAGTCGCCAGCAAGTCGTCGGCTTGTCCACACGCTCCTTGGCCAGCGCGCAATTCTTGTGTGTGGTCAACTCGCCTTCGCCTCCGAAGATCGTCCACGACTCCTCACGCTCATTGAATTCAAGCGTGTATCCGCAGTAGTCAAAGCGCGCCTTGTTTTTGTTTTCTTCGCTCATTGGGTTTGATGGTTTTCTTCGGCCTGCCCCCGCGCTTCCCATTGGCCCGGCTGGCAGCCGCCTTCTTCCGGCTTGTGATCTTGCCGATCAGCCGGCCAACGTTGATGTCTTTTCCGCACTTGGGGCAATCCATGATGGACAGTGAGTAACCCATCAGTTAGGATTTGTCAACAATGAAAGACGACACGATCATCAAGGCGCTGCTGGAAAAATACTGGCGGCTTATCAAAACCGAGAATATTGGCTCGACACCCGGCATCACCAAGGAGTTGGACAATCTGGAGCAGGCGATCCGAAAGCTGCGCGCTGATCCGGTTTGAAATGAGGAGGGGCTCCAAGCGCGAGGCGAAGCGCGTTAGAAGCCCCTGTGGGATTAAATCTCAACAGCTTCACGGCGCGCGCCGTCCGCGAGGATGCGCAGCCCGAAATCTGATTTGAGCTGGTATTTCTCGTACCACTTCGCCAACTGGATGTCGCGGTCCTGAAACTGCAACATGAGCATGCTGCGCAGCGGGTGGTGCTGGTACTTGATCGCGAAGTCCTTTCGCGAAAGCGAGCTGTCGTGATCGTAAGTGGAGTGAACCTGATCGACCAAGCCGGAAAGGATTCCCATCAATCTTGACTCCACCGCTTCAACTTGGGCTAGATCAATCCCCGCCTCGCGCAGCTTCGCCTTCACGTCATCCAGCTCCTCGTGCAGCGCCAGTGTAGCGATGTCGCGCTCACGCAGGAAAGTGATCGCCTTGTGCAGGTCGAGATACCACGAGCACTTGACCTTCACCATGTCGCCGTCGGTGAACTGGATCACGTAACCCTCTTGGCCTTGCATCGTTTCCAGTGACTCGAACAGGTCGCGCAGCGCCAGCCCAGTGAAGCGATGCACCAGCGGAATATTCCGCCAGCGAATCAGCATGTGCAGCGGATGCTTCGGGTTCAAAAGGACATACTCACCCGTCACATTGTTCCGAACATGCAGCAACCGGAGTTGCGGCTCCGGCTGTTCGACCACAATGCGGGCCAACGGGTGAGTAAGCTCAAAGATCGCGGTGTGGCCACTGCGTGCCACCTCCTCACAAAACGACACGAGGTTCCGATTCTTGGGATCGGCGAGGAACTTCTCAGTCAACTCCACCACGTCGGAGGTGAACGACTTCTTGGACCTGAATCCCAGTTCCTTGTTCACCCAGCAGGTGGCGATCATGCTGCCATCGACCTTCTCGAACACAGCGGCGATCTCCCCGCGCTCCCCGGCGTTGAAGAACTTGTGCAGCGGCCGGGACACAATCTTTCCGTCGTCGTCAAAAGCGACGCCACGGCACTCCAGCGCCTCGGGACAGTTGAAGGTGGTAGAGTCCTGGAAGTTGTAGCACCCAATGGTCACCCCGTTTGGCTGGCGGTGAAACTTGATCTCCGGTTTATGGGCTACCGGGCCACGGATGTCGTCGATGTGATGGATCGTCTTAAACATGGATGATGGTAAAAAAGAAAGCCGCCTGTCGATTGATATGCCCAAGGGTGAGTCGGGTTTTCGATCAGCAGGCGGCACATAAGGTGTCGAACGCAACGCGACAATGACATATCCCTGCCTCCGGTCAACATTTTTCAAGAATTACTTGCGTTCGCCTTCTGGTTGTGAGAAATAAGCGGCACATAAGTTTCTACGTGTCGAGCGCATCACCACACGCGGAACCTGGTCGGGTAGGCCAACGCATAGACGAAGGCAGGCGAAAGCCGGTAATACGACTCCAGGATTAAAAAACACCCAAGGCAGTCCTTGGCAATTCGGCTAAGAGGGGATTAATGGTGCTGCCACCCAGTGAGCATGGAACTAATTCATGCACGTACCCGCCAGTGGACCCTCCGGGGTCCGGGAGTCTCGCCTTTTGGAATTCGCCAATCAATTTACAACTGACCACGGTTGATGCCGCACCTGCGCGGCGAGGACGAGATATGGTAAGCGGACCTGATCGACGGCTTCACGGCCAACTCCACTTGTTTCCAACCGACTACCCACCTCTTGCAAACCTTTGCAGGGGGTCGGTGTCGGTTCCCCTCCCTCCGGGTGCTTTCGGCAACTCCTCATGTCTCCGGCCCCCGATTCCCAAGCATCTGCGAAGATGCGCTCCCCACCCCCGAAGGGTGCGGGAGAAAGCAGGCAGGGAAAGACGGTCGATCCGGGGCCAAGAACCATGAAAAGACAATCCCACCGGCACAAACTCCTGCGGTACGCCAAATACAAGCGCAGGCTGCACGATCCCCGGGTGCTGGGATTCAAGTCGATCCCTTGCAGGCCACCCTTCGAGTGGTATGCGGGATGGGTCACCGAGAGAGTGTTGGGCAAGATGATCAGGCACGGGCTGGGGGCGGTGATAGTGCCTTGGCAGAGCAAAAGAATCAGGGTACAGTACGGGGGGTCGCGCGACCGAAAACCATCAAAAACCCAATGAAACAAGCCTATTCCAATCCGATTCCATCCAAAATCAGAACCGAGATTCGGCATCATCGAAAGCTCGACCCCAAAACCAGGGCCGGGATCGTGGCCTACCTGCGCGAAAACATTGAGTTCATGGAGCACCAGCAAGCAAAACCGCCACTATGTGCGGATTGAGTCGTGAAAACCTCTCCACGGGCAAGCTGAGGCCAATAGGCAATATCCACGAGATTCAGCGATAGGTGGAGATCAAGGAAAGTTTTAGGGGATTTGGCCAAAAGTAGCGCAAGGGGGGATACGAAACCGCAGGCGCATAGGGGGCCGACCCCGCGATACCCCCGGGGGTCATTCAAACCACAGCTTGAATGATGCCAAAAATCGGCCTCTTGCAACACCTTTATTTGCAACGACTTGGGAGGCAACGCAGTCGTTTCTCGTCTCAAGAGAAAAACAAAGAATATCTACTAGGTGGGTAGTATATATGCACGCCTAACATTTTTAGGAGAGACTTTATCACTCGAAGCAAGCTCGCAGTTATACCTAACACCTCTACCCGTGTCCGATAATGGGACGCGACAACGTAATACCAACGGTTTACGCAGATTCCACACGAGTCATCCTGTCGCCATACCATTAGACATCAAATGTCCAAGGCTAGGCAGCTACAAGACGGTCATCTATCTCCAACCGTCAAGGAATGCTTGACAGTTCAATCCAAAGTAACCCAGGCGAATCACTCAGCATTCCCACAATGCCCTAGGACGCGTCCTAATTCCCCCTCCGCTGTCCTGACACCTAGTAAACGCTCCATTGAACCGGGTAGCCACGCGGGGACAAGGGTGTGAAGACAATCAAACACCTCGCGAAACAAATTCAACCAAGTAACTCCCATGAATCTGTCCCCTGAAATTTGGACCGATGACAACAAGCTCCGCGCGGCTTTTTCGTGGCTAACCCGGCTCGGCATTGCGCCCAAGGCTGGCAGCTTGCCGGTTCACTATTATCAGCAAGATCAAGTGAAAGCGATTGAGTCAATCGAAGCGCTCTGCAATGCCGTTGGCGGAGACTTGACGCAACTTCGGTCCAAGGCCGGTTGCTATCTTGAAACGCGCGTGGCGGGCAAATGGGTGCGCTTCGCTCGTTACCATTACAGCGCGATCGGCCCATGGCTTTAACGAGTCAAAAAATGAATCCCCAAGAATTAATCGCGTTCGCGCAAAAGGGAAACACCAAGGCATTGGCGGCGTATGGCTTCCGAAAGGCCGCGAGCTTTACCACCGGCGGGAAGCCTCACTTCTTTTACAATCCACGCGAGCGCAAATGGCTGGTGTGGTCCCGTGAAAAGAAAGCTTGGTTCGCCTATGAGCAAACGCCGGATGGCAAGATGGGCGATTGGAAAAGCTACACGAAATTGTCATGAGAACACTCAAGCCATGTGCCCAATGCGGGCGTGACACAATCACGGAAACGCCGCACGAGCGCACAGTCTGTTACCCGTGCCGGACCAACGGCCCGGAGCAACCAACGCCAGAGGTGAGCTTGCAGGCAAGCGCCGCGCTCCTTTCCGGGGGCGCAAGGGAACGGTTAAACCCGTGCGCCAGCGGAACTGGCGAGAGATCAAAAACTCAGACAAAATGAAAACAGATCGCGCCGAGCAAATAACCTCAATTGCCAAAACCCAACCCGGTTTCGTTAGTGCTGGAATTGGAATGGCGCATGAGTCTGGATTTTGGGGCTGCGTATTCAAGTGCGAGACGGGCTGGCTGCGCGTCGTGTTCGCCGACTTTGCCGCTTACAGGGCGTTCGAGAAAGTGCTCGTCACCGCCATGCCAGACGACGAGGAGGTGAGACGCCAAACCAAGCCCATTGACCCGGCTACATTTTCTTGGAACAAGAGTAAAAATTGGCGGACGAAACAAGAACAAATCATCCGCGAAAACCATGACGCGGACGTGCAAAACGGATTGAGTCATGCCGACGCTTCCGCATCAGACGCATTCGAGCGTCGCGTTCTTGGCATTGACTGACTAATTTTTCCACCGCGCTGAGCCATATCAGTGGCGCGAGTCGCACCTCGGGCGGCAATCGGATGTCGCGGCCAGAACTTTTTTGAAAATGAAACCCATTGAAATTGCGGAGGCTATTATATCCACAGCAACCATCTGCGGATCGGCGGGCAGATCAGAGCATCCGCCAACGGATGACACAATCATCAGCATCACGCGCCGTGATTTGCCAGTGGTTTTGGGTGCGGCCGGAAAAAGCATAAGTGCGTTATCTGCCACGCAAGCGCCCTCATTGCCAAGCTGTCCTCCCAACCAATCGCAAACCCCCAAAACCCATGAAAACCCAACCTCTCAAACCTAGCGCGCTACTGTCGAAGCCGGGCGCTTGGTGCCAAAAGGCGGAAGCCTTGGATCGCCACCATAACACGGTGGATGGAAACAGTCCGCACGCTTGCCAATGGTGCCTGCTTGGTGCCTTGGCCCGATGTTTCCCCGGCGACGATGACAAATACGACATCGCGCGCGCCGAGGTGCGGAACGCCATCCCGCCACATGATTGGATTAGCACTTGGAACGACACCCCCGGCCGCACCCAAGCCGAAGTCGTCGCGTTGCTTCAAAGCGTCGGGCTTTAGTGGCCACACTCAACACCCTTTGAACATGAAACCCGCCCGCTACGTAATCACCGCCCGCATGGAAAACGGCGACGTGATGCATCTTTGCGACACCACAACTGGAAGGCGGTTCCTGATGCGCGGAAGGGAGCAAGCGGTGAGATTCACCAGACGCCAGGCCAGGACGTCGTTGGTGGAAATCAAGCCCTTGGCGCGGCAATTGTGGGCCAAGGTGAAAATGTGCAAGGAAACCGTTTAATCGCGTTCAGTCAAAACACTAGCCACACCAAACCAAGAGTATGAACAACTTAGACTTGCTGGACCGCTTACGGAGACATGATTCCGGATGGGTTGAAGCCTCGAATGGTCAATTTTACGCGGCGGTAAACCCGTTGAGTGGTCTGGATTTGCGATTCACGAAAACTAACTGGCCTTTTGCCACCGACTGGGTGAGCTCTGATCAAGTGTTGGTTGGCAAATCAGTCATCTTTTTGCCACTCGGCACAGGGTTGCACGAGACCGCGTATTTTCTCCCGAAACCGGTAGCCACACCCAACCCCAATTGAAATCCAACCCACCATGAAAGACACCACCCCATTTGGAGACATCCAACGCACCGTCGCGCTCAATCGTGAAATCAACAGCCCGGCGGCATGGGCTGCCACAGAGGCGCAAGTCAACGCGGATCGCCTGCATGAGACAGCCAGGGCCAACGTGAGCGCGTGGGCCGCCGACAACGGCAGGCAGGGCCGGAAGTGGCGGCAAGTGCGGCACAACCGGATTAAGCGCGAAGTGGCCACACTGGCCAAAGGATGAGATTTGAAATCCAACCCCAAAACGATATGCAAACTCTGACCACCAAACAACGCCGCGAGAGTATCAAGCTGTCCAATTCCGTGTGGTCGCGCCTGCAACACACACTGGACAATCAAACCATGACGCCTTACGGCACCAAGTTGCTCAAAATGAGCATTGCGGCCGAGAAAGGCCATCGCGGGATGTTCTCGCGGGCTTACACGGTGTCAGTCGCGGACGCCGGGCGGTATGTGCTGGTGTGTAATCTTGCCAAAATGATCCTGCGCGAAGTCACGCCGCCGGGCATCGCGGACGTGATCCGGTGGCGTGAGGAGTATAGCGTGTGCGCTTCGCTGGTGGCCAATTACGAGGCCGCAATCGTGAAATGCTTCACGAATAACCACGAGATCAAGGCGTGCGCCAAGCTGGACTACGTCGCCCTAGTCGCCGTGCCTGACGATTCCCCGGCCTTGGCTGCCTGCGTGGCCGCTTAACCTCCACCTCCCGCCCCAGACGGGTCCGGGGGCGCAAGGGAACGGTTAAACCCGTGCGCCAGCGGAACTGGCGAGAGATCAAAAACTCAGACAAAATGAACGCGAACCAAAAAACCCTAAGGACTGACTCCACTGGCACTTGGACCGCCGCCCAATATGCCACCGACGCTGGCTGGTCATGGGACTGCATCGTGGCGACCACCGAAAAAGGTGTGAGCGAGGCTGACGCGGAGGGAAATGAAACGAAACATCAAACTCCGTGAGTCACTGGACGGCTGGTATTACTCCGTGCCGGGTGCGGCGCGGTCAAGATCGGGCGCGGCAAGAAAGCCAAATGAAAAAAGATCAAACCAGACGGATGGCCCAAATAATCAGTCTGACGGACGCCATCAAGCGCACCGATGAGGCGATGGAGAGGGCGCGCGAAACATTATGGAAACTGCACGTAAAACGGTCCAATCAAGCCGCCGAATTGCGGCTGCAAAACATACTCCTCAAATGGAACCTGCCATGACAGATCAAGAGCTTTGCGAGTGCGCGCAAAGCAACCCAAAGAAGTTGCTGAGTATTGGCTTCGTCCAGTGTCCCAGCGTGACGCCCGGCGGGAAGCCCTGTTTCTGGTTCCGCGCCAACCCGATGACATGGCTGGTGTGGTCCCGCTCGAAACGCATCTGGTGCTGTGAACACGCACTTCCGCTGGTAGACCGGCCAAAGTCTGCCAAAATTTGAAGCGGTTAAACCAATCCATCAAAATATGACCATCGAACAACTGGCCGAGAAAATCGGCATTACGGAATCGGGACACGCGGACTGGCATCAACACACCAATGGCGGAGGCTGGGTCCACAAAGGCGCAAAAGTTGACGAAACCAGCCGCATCGGGCCGAACGCCATCATTTGGGGGCAGGTCTATGGCAATGCGCGGGTCTATGGCAATGCGCGGGTCTATGGCAATGCGCGGGTCTGTGGCGATGCGCGGGTCTGTGGCGATGCGCGGGTCTGTGGCGATGCGCGGGTCTGTGGCAATGC